ACGTTAAGTTTGCTATATTTTTTTCAGGAGATATAACAGTAGTCATGCTTGTAGGTCTTGTAGAAGCATACACATTTGCTGCTAATTTCACAGCTTTATGTTTATTAGGCGGTGCGGTGTTAACTACGTGGTCTCCATTTTTAACTGCTGTAGTTAATGTATTCTTATCTGCTTTTACAAATTCATTTAGAACTCCCATTTCTACTTTTTTAAATAAATTATACAGTGGGCTGTCTAATTTTAATAGGTTAGCAAATTTTGCATATACAACAGGAATTTTAGGTTTCTGTGTAGACATAGGCCCTTGGGGAGAACGAAAAGTTTTATCATTTTTAATATTGGCTATTAGTTTAGATACATCGCCTATCAACAAACTTCTTTTGTCTGCATCTTTTAAGTATTCTTGTACTAATTCTCGGTTTTGAGCAAATGCAGATAGGGCATTTATTGATCTTTCTGACCTAGTTTCTCCTTTTGAATATAAAATCGCACCGCCTAATAGAGATGCTTTGTTTCGAGTCTTGAGATTTGTAGCTTTTATCTTTTCAAGCTCTAGCGCAGAAATATTACGCTGCTGTTGAAGTTCTCTTTGCAAATCCGCTTTAAACCGAGCTTGTTCTCTTTGAAAATCTCTTTCTTCTTCAAGACGTTCCTGTTCCTGTTGGTACTGCCTATTTCTACTAATTCCCTCATCAACTGCACGTAAGGCACCTCCTAAAAATGCTGTAAAATTAGACATCTTCAATACTCTCCTCTTCCATTTCCATAAAACTTTCTGGCTCTTCAGTTACAGACACTTCATCATCGCTTTCTGTTTGTACAGAGTCTTCAAGTAAAACGTCTGTAGCATACATAACTTTGTCGTACATATCTGGCCTATTTTCTTTCATCATTTTAAGAACGTCTTCATCAGAAATACGCTCTTGTTCTTCTTTTGTTTTTGGATCAACATTAAATATTGTAGCAGGTATATTTGCTTCTTGTGCTAGACCTATAAAATGTGCAGTAATAGGAATTTTAAGAATTTCTGATAAATCAGGTGTCCAATACCCTTCTGTAAAACCTGCAAAAGTTATTGTATTTGTAATTGACTCTATGGGTACACCAGAAGCCATAAGTCTTACAAAATTTTCTTCTACTTGAGGATTTTCTATTTTGCTAAGAACCCATGACATAGCTTCTTCAGGATCTGTATATTGAGGAGGGTTTTCCCATGCCCATTTTTGGGGTTCATCTGTAAGAGAATGACCCGGAGGAGGTGCGTTAAACATATCTAACGCTTCTACACTACCTTCTTCGGGAAGAATTTCTGCTTGTATATCAGAATCAAGTAATTCGTCTTCTATTACCATAATATAATCCTATGTAACTCTGCTTGTAATTGATATTGCTGGTGCTTTACCTGTTATATTTGGGCCTTCAGGCTTACCTTCGCCTGTTATTGCTTCAATTATAGCTTGATTTCTTTCTCTTGCTGCTTCTCTGTAAAGTCTATCTTGCATTAATCTCGCAGCATCTGACCCTCTTTGTGACTGATTAATTAATGATGCAATAACATTATCAGAACGAACTTTTTGCGCTGAAAATTGACCGCTGGCTGCTCTTCCTGCAGGAGAAAAAGATCCTGATCTTGATCTTGGGGATGTAGGCATCCTCCTTTGTTGTCTTTGTCTTCCCTTTGTAACAGATCTTGCGCCTTTAGCAAAACCTGATATTGCTTCAATTGTATCACTACTCAATTTAAGACCATCTTCACCTAATATATAATTTTTAATTTTATCGCCTATACTCGTGTCATTAAAATCACTATCTTCAGTATAAAGAAAACCTTGATTATCATACTCAAAATCAAATATTTCATTACCATCTTCATTTTGAGTTCTAAGGTCTTCTTCTGTAGTGCCGGGAGCATAAAAACCTCCGCTTATTCCCCCCAGTTCTAAATCAATATTATTCTTATTATCATCTCCCCCAAACAAATTTGAAAAAAAACCAAAATAATCCATATCTATGCTCCTAATCTAATATTCCAAATATACCATTTACAACTGTTGAACCTAAACTATCATAAAATGCTGTATCTCTATCTTTTTCATATTGATTAGCATCAAATGTTTGTTGTTGTGCAAGAATAGCAATATTATGCGCTCTTTGTTTATCATTTTCAGATATCTGCATAGCCCACCCTGCTTCATCTCTATATCTTTGCCACAACTTATCCATAGCTGTTTGTGTAAACCCTAACAGGTTAAGAGCATTTACTCTATTCGCTTCATTTTGTTGTGTAGTATTTGCTGTATTTATACTTCTTCTCCAAGAGGCATTGGATTGTTGAATAATAGATTCATTTTGAATGTTAAATCTTTCTCTAGCATCATTCATTTTTGCAAAATAACGTTTACCTGCATTGATTTGATCTGCGTTAAATTGATTCATAGCTGCCATACGGCTAGAGTTTGCGTTTGCCACTTGTACCTCTAATTCAGAAAAAAACTGATCTACTTGCATTTGAGATTTAGCATTAAATTGTCTAGAAGCGTTTTCCTGTGCTTGATCGTTAAACATCTTTTGAAACTGGCTTTGTAAATCAATAGTCTTCAACTGCTGTTGATTATTTAAATTTGCAGTATCCATTTGTAAAAATGCACGAGCGTTATTGACCGCTGCAGTCATTCGCGCATCTAGATTTGCTTTATCCATAGCTGCAAATGTCAAGGCATTTTGTAAAGCGGTCTGCTGCTTATTTCTTAAATTTGCTATTTGAATTGTCGCATATTTGTTTGCATCTTCTTTTGCTATGCTTATTCCAGATTCCATCATGGCTTGAGTAATAGCTGCTGCAGCCATAGAAGATCTGCCCATTCCTCTTTGTGCCATCATTGCGCCAGCATTACGTACAGCAGGTGCTGCCCATGCTGGAGGAGGTTTACCTTCTTCAAATGAATCAAATAGCTGATCCATTTGATACTTAATAGTAGCTCTTTCATCGAGTTCTTCAGTAGCAGCAGTAGCTATTGCTTGTTGAGATACTGCTCCTTGTATGTCACCAATAAGAGATTCAGAAGAAGGCTGACCCTGCGCTGCAATATATTCGGGTGTGCCTTCCTGTACATAAGAAGAATATGTTTGTGCATTTGTTCTTGGAGGAGTAGCTATTTCTAAACCTGTTGTAGCAGCAGTAAGCAGAGTAGCAGCTTCACCCTCGATAGGATCAGCAGAACGTATTTCTGCAAAAAGTTCATCTTCTTTTATTACTAAATCATCAGGATCAATCGCTGTACCTGCAGGAAGGTCTGTTGGGACAGAGCCTACTCCAGCTTGTGCCGCAGTTTGACCTATAGTTCTTGTTTCTAAACCTATTGGGGGTGCAGGAACGGCAGGGCCTGTTGGGTTAGGGTTAACAGCGGTCTGCGCTCCAAATGTAACTCGTTGCCCTTGAGGATTAAAAATTATATCGGGGCCATCAGCCAATCCTTCTAGTTGACTAACTGTATACCCCCTCTGAGTCAAAAACTCTTTAAACTCAGGTGTAAGTTCCTGTCTAAAATATTTTCGATCTTCTGTAGGAGGGGCCTTTTCAAAGTTAGTTCTAGGCCCTGTAAACTGGTCAAAAACAGGGTCTACTAATGGGCGCTGGAAGGGAGTAAGCTTATCCATATTGCGATCATCTGTAGGCGAGGGAAAAAAATCTCGTATATCACGATCAGAAGGGAAACTATACAGACCTGTTACTGGATCATAGTCTGCTCTATCTGTAATAAGACCCGGAGGTTCAGCAGGGCGTATCATTGGTTCCGTAAAAGGGCCAGTGCTAGGAAGAGTAGGTTGTGTAACAGGTTGCGGAGCAGGTTGAGGTGCAGGTTGTGTAACAGGTTGCGGAACAGGTTGAGGTGCAGGTTGAGGTGCGTTATATCCAAGAACATAATTTGTAAGAGGGTTACCGTCAACTTCTGTTTCCTGTTTGGTTATTGTAGCTCCACCACCAAGATCCCCTAAAGGGCGATTAGCTTGTAAATTTTGTTCGTAAGCTCTTGCTAAAACATCTTGTTGAGTTTCATATACAGGTTTATCCTGTTCATCTACTCCTATTTGTGTAGGTGGCCCCATAGACAACCTACCAGAAGCATCTCTTACAAGACCGGGGTAATTTGGTAATTGCGCCATTATATCTCTTTCACTCTATAAAGTTTAACAACCAGAATCATTATCCTCATTGTTTTTTCTATTTGCTACAGAAAATAAATCTTCTGCTTTTTCTTTGTTTTTTAACGTTTCTACTTCTTTTAAGACAAGAGCTAACTTAGCTTTTAAATTTGCATTGGCTGCTAATACACTATTTCTTTGATTGACTAAAATATCTACAAGTTCTTGTGTCGAGTTTAATTCTTTATCCATCTTTTTTTGTTCCTTTCTTTTTAATAAAAACACTCCACAATCTTGCTATCAATAATATAGAACCACCTATTAACATAAATAGTTGTAAACTTTGCTCTACCCATTGCAACCATATTGGTGTTGTTACCATACCTGTTGCAATAGCTGTATCTATTATTAGTTTTGGATCTGGAGAAGACATATATATTATACCTGTTTTTTAATTAAAAGTCAAGTTATTTTTACCGTTTAAGTAAAGGATTATTTAGTGCATCTCTTAGTTTCTTATCTTGTCTTTTTTCAAATGTATCTAACTTTGAATCTATACCATTTATCTTAGCATCAAATCTACTAGAAGCTGATTCAGTAATATCACGAATATTTTTTTCTGCTTGTCGTAGTGCAGATCGTGTTTCTGCATCTAAAGCTCTTGACCTACGATCTACAGAGGATATACCTTCATATAGTTTAGTAGCATCAGCACGTACATCTTGACGTGTATCTCGTACAATATCCTGTACTTCTCCAACACGCACACGTACAGCATCCATTTGTTTTGTTACTGTATTCATTGTTTTGTTCATTACAGCTAGTTTCTTGTCAAAACCACTTAGGTCGGGGGCCGTATAGCTTTCTATCTTTTCACGCATGTCCATATAATCTTTGTAAAATTCAAAAGCCCCATACAAACCGCCTACAAACGTAGACAGGCCCATGACCACAGCTAACATTTTGCCGCCTTTAAATTTTACGCCGCCAACCTCTACTTCAGCCATTATTTACTCCACTGACTTTCTATAAGATCGTTGTGCAGACCATTAGACTGACCAAAGACTTGGTAATTTTGCATACGATCAATCATGCTAGGGCCATCAGGAATAGTAGAACTTGTAAAAAAATTAGGAACATCAGGAATAGTTGTTCCTTTAAATATACTTTTATTGTTAGCGATCATTCCCATTGCAACAAGTGTAACAGTCTGGGCCGTATTTCCATATTTTTGACTAGGCGCAATGTTGTCAACTACTGTTTGAGCAGCAGTTGCTGGAGTTACAACAACAGGAACAGAAACTGCTGTTGTAGATGTTGTAGCAACAGTCTTTCGTGCTGTTTTTCCTTTTGTTTTCTGAGGCCGTCCTTTTGAAACTGTTTTAGGTGCAGACTGTGGTTCAGAAGGGCTGGGTTCAGAAACAGATTGAGAAGTAGGTTCAGGAGTAGGTTCTATAGTATTTTCTATTTGAGATTCTGCTTGTTGAGTTTCTGCCTGTTGAGTTTCAGATTGTTGGACAACAGGAGTAATTGTTGGTGCTGCAGGTGCTACAGGCTCGATAACAGGTGTCTGTATTGTTGTTTCAACAGTGGTTTCTGCTGTGCTTGTTGGTGCAGAAATAGTAACAGGAGCAGGAGTAGGAGAAGGTTCTACAGGTTGTACTGAAGCTACGCTAGTATATGTTTCAAGTACAGGAACAGTTGTTATTGATACTGTAGAAATAGGAACAACATCTGTCGTTACCGTTGATGCATCCATAATATCATTATGGGTTTGGGTTTCTATAACATCATTTATTACTGTTGCTGTATCCTCAATCACCAACGCTGTCTGGTAGTCTATTGTAAGGCTAGGGTTAGAAAACTGTGGGCCGTAAAATCCAGATGGATACCCTGCATCTATGCCGTATAATTCTAATATTCCTGTTAAAACACCATAGCTGTTTGTTGCAACTGTATCTGCATAATTGAAGTTTTTTAACCCTGTCCAGTTTAATTCTTCTTGATGTACAAAAGTTTCTACTGCAGTATTTCCATCTTTTAATGTGATAGTAAGTTTAAATATATCTCGGCAGTCTCCTGATTGCATTACACCATTTGCACACGTAGATAACCTGCTGTTTGAAGAGTGGCTGTCAATTGTTATTCCACTATTTAAAGTAAACCCTTGTCTAACTTCATCTTTAGTTAATGGAACATTAAAATTTGAAGTATATGTTCCTCCACCGCCATTTGTTCCACTTGTACAATATTCTCCAGAACTACACCCATGCCCCTGTCCTACAGACGTACTTCCTGAACGTGTAAAATCACTCATGCCCGGAACAAGGTTTGAAGTTGTGAGATCTTCTGCTTTATTAGGTGTACACAACATAAGCGAACCTAACGCTATAGTAAATATACAAAGAAAACACTTCATTAGTCGTTAACCTCTTCAAAAGGATTATAAATTGTATCCTGTTGATTTAATTTTTCTTGCTTTTTTTCTTCTGCTTCTTCTTTTGCAATTCGTTCAGCTTGTGCTTTTTTAAGTGCTACTTTACGAATTTTTGTACCTTTAGGAGAGGCTGTTGGATTTTTTAACCATGCTTGTTTAGCTTGTGTTCCAATCTTACCTTGGTAGGGACAGGGTGTACCTGCCTCAAACATAGCATCAAACACTCTTGCATCTTGGCACAGAAGGCTTACACCAGCCACTTTTAATCCCATTCCATACAGACTACGTGCTAACTTTAAACGTTCACAATTTTTATCGCGTACTGTAGTTCCAACTGCTGCACCAAATACTGAAGTCTGTACAGCAGAACTTATTCCCGATACACATACGTCAGAGTTATTTACAACAACAGAAGGCGCAGATGCCGTAGATGGAGCTTTATCTATTACTGTACTTCCTGTCGTATTACTGGATACTGTATTTGATGCAGTTGTGTTACTTACTGTATTAGAAGAAGAACTAACAGTATTAGAACTACTGCTTATAGTGTTGCTAGTAGTTGTATTAGTTACAGTATCTGTTGCATATATAGGAATTGGAAACAATGTAAAAGAAATAGCCAATAGTCCTAGTACAAATTTCTTTATCAAAATTATACTTCCTTTTTTAAACTAGACTTTCTTTTTCTACAGTATCTTTAAAGTTTGTTTTAACAGTATTTGTCCACAACGCATTAGCTATTGACTGTACTGATGCGTCTTCTCCACTTATATCTGTATCTGTATGTACCCAACTACCATCAGAATTTTTAACAGATGAATATGGAACAATAGAATGTCTATGTGGAACTCTTGATATTTCAACACCATCTTCTTTAATAATAGTATCTACTCTTACAGATATTGCACCACTAGTTGGATTAGAATCAATTTTCAAAATTTCAATTTCTTTTGTAATAGCCATTTTATTATTTCCTAAGTTTTATATATTCCACTAAAATATAAATATCTTCCTGAACCAGCATTATGTTGAGTTTCTGACCATGCTGCTGCTGTTTTTGATTGGTAGAAAGCTACATCACTTGCTTGAAAAAATGGACATAAATTAACTGTCCCAGAAGCAATAGTCGCCATAGTATGAAAAGTTACATTACCTGTCATCTGGTTAGCAGGGCTGGGTGTGAAAGGTAAACCTGAAACTCTAATACCTCCAGCAGCCCCTGTAGTATTTGCGTCATTAAAAGCAGCAGTAACATAAACAAGATTACCTATTTTAGTATAATTAGCTGATACAGTTACAGCACTACTTGGATCTGATGTACTTCCTTCTAATGCTGCAGTCCAAGTGCCTTCTTCATAATCATCTAAAAGATTAGCTGCTGTAGCACTTGTAACTCCTAAATATACACCTTTACTTGCAGTTCCAAAAAATATGTTGCCACCTGTAACTTCAATATCACTTTGACCTGTTGCAACTTCTAACACTGCGGTGTCGTCATCTCGTTTCAGAGTTATATCGTTTGTCGAGCCTTGCCCAGTAAGAATTAATCCTTCTGCACTTGTGTAACCTATTGCTGCATTATCTCCAGCAGCCGTATCTGAAGTAGCGTTAACTGTACCTCCAGAAATATCCCCGGTTGTTGTAATATTTGATGCGCCATTGTCAATTGCGCCAAAACCACTTGTTATTGAGCCAGTATCTAATGCGCCTGTCGTAACAATATTGCTGCCACCAACATTATGAGATGAAAAATAAGTTGATACAGTATCAACATTTGTCATTCGCATTGTGCCAGCATCATTAATTAAAATACCATCTCCACTAGCCACAGCCGTTGTGCCTCGTGAAGTACCACCATCAATAAGATTTATTTCTGCTGCTGTTGTAGTAACCGCAGTTGACCCCAATGAAAATTGACCATCGGGAACAACAAGCCCTGCATCACCGCCTAAAATTAAATCATCAGCAGAAGCATCCCACAGCATATAAGCACTTGCTGTTGCACCAAATAATTTTACGTCATATCCAGTGTCATCTACACCTACTGTTAAAGTGCCATCTAGCTGTACGTTGCCATCTATATCAACTGCATCTAAATTTGTTGTACCATCTATATCTGCATCTCCAGAAACATCTAAACTTCCAGCATCTAGCTCTCCTGACAACGTAACATTTCTAAATGTACCAATGTCTTTATTTGAATCAACAACTACTCCTAGACTTGCTGTTACTGTCCCTGCAGTTACTGCATCTAAAACATTAAGTTCTGCTGCCGTAGTAGTGACTGCTGTACCCCCTATAAGTAATTTATCTTTTACAATGTCAACCGTAGTTCCTCCAGCGGTAAGAAGCTTGTCTTCACTTTCATCCCACAATAAATAAGCACCGCTTGTTGCCCCAAAAAACTTTACGTCTACTCCTGTATCATCTACACCAAAAGTCGTCGCACCATCAATCTGTACTGTCCCATCTATATCTACAGCATCAAGATTGGTAGTTCCGTCTATATCCGCATCCCCACTTATATCAAGGGAGCCACCGTCTAACTCTCCTGTAAGTGTAATATTACGAAATGATGCTACGTCTTTATTTGCATCTGCAGTAACAGTTTTAGAAGCAACAACTGTCCCTACTGCTGCGCCTGTATCATTATAATTAAGTTCCGCTGTTGTAGCGGTTGCTCCGTCTAATATTTCAAGTTCTGCTTCAGATATTTCTGCTGAACCTATAGTTACAGTTCCTGATATATCTACGTTACCGTTAATATCAATAGTAGTGGCTGCTATCTGTATTTCTGTATCAGCTACTATATCAAGCTGCCCATCTGCACTTGAATTAAGATATATTGCTGTATCTCTGAAGTATAGTTTCTCATCAGAATTTACTAGCGCATCATCTGAAAATTTAAAGTAATCTTCATCTTCCATCCAAGTTAGTACGCCGTCATTTGTTTCACCATCAAACGTAACCGCTATATCTGTTCCTGATGCTCCATTTCCAATGGTAATTGCAGTTCCGAGAAGCTTGGTTACAGGCCCTCCTTCTGCTGTTGTTCCATCATGTGTGTGACCTGTACTTAAATGAAATGATGCGTCAATTGCATTAAACTCAGTGGTAAAATCTGACGCTTCAATTGTTTCGCCATCTACAAAATTAGTAGGGTCTGTTTTGGCATATCCTGTACCCATTACATTCTAGCTCCCAGTGTAAATTCTAGTGAAAATCCTTTTATTGTATATGTTGGATTTGTGCTTGAGTCAGTAAATTTTAAGGCTACTGCAAAGCCTGACCCCTCTACTGATTGCCTATATAGAGGTGGATAAACACTTTCTCCATATGCGGCTGTACCGTATAACGAGGAGCCATACAAAGCTGCTCCTGCTGGGTTTTTTAAATCATAAGATGCAGGTTGTGCAACTGTTACATCATTATAATCATATATAAGAGACATATCTACATCTTCTATAGTTCCTGAAGGATTATAGTTAAGAATTACTCTTTGCATATTTTTTCTAATGCCTACATCTTGCATGTTATAGTCTGTTGTTCTGTATGTACAAGACATAGATGTTCCATCAAAATCGTTGCCACTTTCTTGAAGATAAACATAGCCCCCATCATAATCTCCATGCACTACTTTTTCTGCATCAGAAATATATCCAGATGTTGCAATCATAGGCTTAACACCTTTAATATCTGAATATTCCCAGCCAACATTTCCTGTCGTCAAGTTTCTTTTAATTACTGCAATCAATCCTGTAGAAGCTGCTTCTGTTCCAGAAGTAGTAGGATAATATAATCTATATTGACTTTTGCTTCTTATTATGTGAGAAGATAAATTGTTTAATTGATCTTGAGTTAAACCGTTTAATCTGGGCTGAACCTGCTTAGATATAGTTCCTAATTCAGTATCTCCAATTTTTTCTGTCCCTGCTATAGTTCGCAACCCATCAGGTGCGAGAAAAATAAGGTCACCTGCAATCTCTTGTATAGAAAAGTGAGATAAACAGCCTATGTTTCTTGTTACAGGTTTTATTTGAAAATCTGCAGAACTCGACCCACTTAACGAATGAATACTGTTCTTACAGAATATAATTAATTGATTCCTAAAGGGTTTAAGGCTTATTACGTCATCTCCAAATGCAATCTCCCCTGCTCCTGAAGCAGCACTAAAATCGTTTTCAGTAAAAGGTGCAGAAAACTTTACTGCATGTGGAGCATTTGACATACCAGAAAAAAATAAATGACCCTTAAATTCCTGTATTACTTCTGGGGCGGTAGGTTTTGCACCTGCTACAGATGCTGTTATTGTTGTATATGTACTGCCGTCCCAAAAAGCTGCATCATTTACACCGTCTGCCATGCCTATATTTTCTGTGCCATCCCAATTGTAGTTTGTAAATGAGTATCTTTCAGCACTTGTTCTATTTGTTGCAATATTTGTCCAGCCTGATCCTGCAGAATGTTGTACATTTGCTGCTCTTGCTGCAATAACTTTACTGTTTCCATAAAATGCTAGGCCCAGTATTCCTCCTGATCCCGACACTTGATTACTATCAAATTTAGAAAATCCTTTTATTTTAGCGTATCCACCGTTAATATCAGGTTCAAAGTTTTCAAGTGTAATTGCTTCTCCGGGTTGTAGTGCAAAAATACTTTTGTCAAGCACTAAACCTCCATCACAGTTTACAGGAAAAGCGTTGATTGGCATTACACAGCCCTCATATAATCTTTTTGATTTATAAGTTCTGTTTTCATTCTACGAACCCCTGTTTCATAGTCTCTAAGAGAAAACTGTGTGCCTTCATTATTACCTCGTAGCTGATGAACATAGTATTTTACTTTTGCAACAATTACATCGTGATACCTAGATGGTATTTTAGGTTTGTCATCGTATGCGCTTAATTCTGCAGATGAGGTAAAGAAATTAAATAAAACTTCATATTGTGTTTTGTTTGCAATAGGAGTAACACCAAAGGCTATATCATTTCTAACTCGATATACGCACTCAGGCGTACCAAATCCATCATCAGGAGAACTAAGTGCTAAAAATTCATTCTGTCTATATGAAGAATGATACTTTCCATGTCCTGATTGATACTCTTCAAAAGTTTTGTACTGGAGGGGTTTTCCAGTTGAATCTACATCAAAAACTTCTATAAAATCTATATCAAGATTTTGACTTGCTGTATTACTAAAAGAAATAAATGTGTTTTGTGTAGATGCTGTAAATTTTGTAGTTCTTATTTCTCCACCACCTGTATTTGCTATTTGAAACGTAGTAGATAAGTCGGAATCTTTATCACTACTAGATCCTGCAAATACATTAAGTGTTTCAGATGTTGCGCTACTACTTCCTGATGATAGGCGTACCGTTATTCTGTACTCTTTATTTTCTATAGTCGGTATTGCTTGATCTACACAACCGTCATTTAATCGTAGTACACCTGCAGCAAAGTTTTTATTTCCACTAGAGTCTGTGCTAATTGCTGGAGTACCAGATGTGCTAGTTCCTGCAGGATCACTAGTGCGAGTATTCCAATACGACCCTAAAGTTATTGTTTTATCAAACTCTCCTTCAACAATAAGATTTCTAGGTCTTAAAAAGAAACTATCATAGTCTACGTCCATAGTATGAGTTATATTACCAGAAGTTGCTGTAACTGAGGAGTTTGCACCAGTTAAAGTTTCCGATGATTGAAACTCTCCCTCAATAGGTTCTACAAGAACATACTGTTCATCAGAGTGCCCACCATGAGGAGGTACTCTACGAACAATACCTTTAGCAGAAGACGTTCCTCCACTTATATATTCGTTATTTGTAAAAGCCCCACTTACACTAGATACTACTATTTTTACAGGATATTTATATTCTCCTTTTCCACCAAATAGAGTATAACTCGCTGTATTAAATTGCCAAGGCCATTGAATATATTCAGATTCAATATCTCTTATTGCTCTGTTAACATCTTTTTTTATTGTGGTTTGAACACCTCTAGTTCCAGATAGTCCAGCAGCAGATTCTGCAATAGTAGTTTCATTTAAGTCGTATAAAACTGCATTAATTATTTCTGAATAATTCATTTTTCAGTATCTCTATCTTTTTTGTTACTTTTGCTATATGCTGGCATAAAATTTTCTCCTGTTTGAAATAAACAACCTATATCGGGGGCATAAAGAGGAGTAAACACTATAGAAAAAGATCTAGATTTTGGATCTACGTATAGCATAAGTTTTTCACCAGACTCAAAATTTCCTGTTGCAAATAAAACTTCATTAAATTGTACGGTTAATTTATCTTTAACAAATGAAAGAGGGGCGCAAGCAGGTCTTGCATATGCAGATACGCCGCTTAAAAAAACTAACAGTAGTACTAGAAAAAATTTTTTCACGAGACTTTTCCCCAAGTTTTTTTTAAATAATTCTGTATTAAATTTGCTTGTACAGAAAGTTGTTTATCTGTAGAACAGTAATTGGAAACAGCGTATAAGTTTTTTAATATGTATGTTTGTTCGTATGTTATATTCGATGAAAACCAACCTACTATATTTTTTCTTATTCCGCTTTTTATAGGTAAGACTTCATGCGGATATATAATAGGGAAAATTACCATCTCTCCTGCACAAAGTTTTTTGCCATATTTTTCAGAATTATCAAGAGTAAGTACAAATTCTCCACCCTCATATTTGTCTGATAAATTTAAGCTCCAGCCGTAGTCAAAATATATATTTTTTGATTTAGGACGAGCTTTAAATTCGTCTATGTGCAGGTTATAAAAATCTCCTTTTTTATATTCATTATAGAAATTTACAGATACTCTAGTAGGGCAATACACAGAATCACAATAATGATTATCGTATAATTTATCCGTAATTAATTTTCTAACTTTGTCTGAAACAGTAAAAGATTCTTTATTCTGTTTTAGTTTACCATCTGGTTGAGTTACATCACCAGATGCAAATGTTTTTTGTTCGATACCCTTTAAACAAACTTTTATCTCTTCATCATTTAATACTTTTATAAACACATTTTCCTCCATTCAAATCAGTTCATAGCAAAGAGGTGTAGGGTTTTTAAAAAGGAACCCTACAAAACCTTTAGTAACACTACGTACCAGTAGATACAGTAGCTGCTTCTGTAAGTGGGTTGCGTGAGATATCAACCATACAAACATGAATACGGAAACGTAAGGCACTTTCACCAGAGGAACCCCCATCAAGAATAAGAGCATCAATAGTGTCAGCACTGGTTAGAATACGTGCGTTAGAACCAGAGGCTCCAACAGCCGCTTCTAAGAATGGCGAAAAACCAGCCGCACATGCAGAACCGTCAAGAAAACAGTCTACATCGCCACCAGTAAAACCAATGTCCATCGTAATCTGACCATTGCCTCGTGCTTCAAGAACTTCCAAAGCACCTGCAACAATCATCGTATCCGCAGGAACATCAACTAATTCTATGACATCCCCACCTGCACCGCCGTCAGCAGTATCCCATACTTGAGAAGTAATGACGTAAGGTGTAGGCATCCGTGAAGGATGATTAATTGTGCCACCGCCAGAAATAGTGCGATTATAAGTAGCCATAATTCATTCCTCCCTTTAGCTGTAGTCTACAATGCCAAGAACAAGTCCTTCTGGACGAATGACCTTGCGACCATATACGTGCAGACCGCGAACCACATCAGCGAATGAATCAGGGTCACGAATAACTTCTGTCTTAGCAATTGAGTTGGCTGTGGCAACTGCCGAAATATGCCCAGCAAGAATAATATTCTCACCAGAGGCAACGCCACTAAGCGATACCATGTCTGTCGTAGTCGTAGCATCTGCTGACTGACGAAGAGCATTGGATTTATATAGCGTAAAGCCCATAACTTTTTGGGCAGTCAACATGCCGTTACGCATGGGTGACTGTGCATCCCCAGTTACTTGGACTTCAGCAATCTTGGCACCTGCTTTATAAAGAGTTTCATAGAAGCGAGGTGGAGCAACGAACCAGCGATTTTCTTCTGGAACGTCAACTTGGTCAAGATGCCTTGCCATTTTAGCAATGATTTGTACAGCCTCATCACCAGCGTCTGAGCCGTCCATCGTGTGAGGAGTACCTGCAGTACCAAGGGAACTGTCTGTTTCTACAGTGCCAGATGCACCTTTAATACCTGCACTATCAATCATTTCTTGTAGTACATTTTTGTCGTAGTTACGCTTCAAGGAGTATGCACCAGAAGAGGTAGCAAGAGCCTCAAAGTTAACGTGGGATTGCCTCTCTTCAATGTCATCAACCTTGAAGGCAAAGGCTTGGGCCTGATCTACGGTCAGTTGAATTTCATCATCTGCCAAATCCTGTGGAGTAACCACAGCACCACGCGAGTATGCTGAAATGGTAACAGTAGGTTCTTTAATGATGCGAACCGTGTCACCAAAATTCTCAATCTCTCCTGCGTAATCAGTATTAGTAATGTCTTCTACTACTGATGCGCGACGGAAAAATTTAAGAACCTTTTGACTATAGATTTCGGCCTGAAAATTACCGGATGGTAGATTACCATAACCGGCTGATACAGCAACAGCCATAATTCAGTCCTTTCTATATATTAGCCGTTAACGATACGACCCTCCGCATTTGCTTGATCGATCTCGGATTCAAGTTTATCAAACTCATGCGGTTTAAGTTTACGTATCTCTGAAGTAGTCCAAACCCTTTTGTTTTTATTAGAATTTGAAGCAATGTTTACAGGGCTAGTTGTTGTTATTGCCTCTGCAGCTTTACTTAAATCCTGTTTTTTAGGTCTACCTACTTTCTTTTTTGTGCCTGTGTCGGCTTTGTACAAATCCAGAACTCTAGAAGCCCATTGTACATCCTCATTATTGTTGGTGATACCGTCTGCAATACTAGGTGGCTGCTTATCAATCCATTCTTTGAATTGGTCAGACTTCTTAATTTCTGCAAAGTCTGGGTGCAGGGCTAGTAATTCCTGATAAGCACTTTTTACTTTAAGATGTTCTTCTCGTTTAGTAAGCCGTTCAATTTCTCCACGAAGTTCTTGAACTTCCTCGGAACTTTTTTTAGCACTTAAAGTTGCAACTGCATTATATACATCAGGATAACTTTCTTTAAACGATTCTAAGTCAGCATCTTCTTCACTAATTTGTGGTGCAGATTGTCCCTCTACTATAAGGGCTTCTCTTTCTTCTCTCCACTCATGAAGCTTGCTATCATAGTGTTTTTTTAAATCATCATAACGTTTTTTGTAGTCATGCTCTTCAGTTTTAATCTCTGTTTTAAGAGATATGGTTTCCTCATCATCTTGAGATGTTTCTTGAGTTTCTTCTTGGGTAGCCTTCATTTCGGTTTCTTCAGCGTAAACGCCTTCTTTATATCCTCCACGATAGGGGCCAGTTTTTTGTTCTTTACTTAGTACGTCTTCAGTCATTTTTCCTCCTCGCAGGGCCTCGTAAGGGTAGCTGCTTGTTGGTTAGTATCACAGGGCCATATTATATGGGTGGCTGTGTTTTTTCAGAAGGAGCTATTGCATAACTCGTTCTGGAAACTGTTGAATTTCTCGTGTGTCCATTGTATTTTGAACTTTATCTAAACCGGGGCGCATCCTTGCTTGTTGACCACGAGTTGGTGGTTTTTCTTTTGGTAGTGGTGCGACTACCGCAGGTTTAGGTTTTTCTTTTGGTAGTGGTGCGACTACCGCAGCGTTATAAATTTTATTTGCAAAATCAATTCTTTTTTGTCTGCTGGCATTAGGGTTTTTAGGTCTTTCAAAAATTTCTAAAAATTTATTGGTTATTTGTTTTACATTACCAGTTTTAAAAATATTACGTAAAGATTCTCTGTTACCAAATCCTAAATCAGATGTTTCCCATTTTGGAAAATTAGCTGCTGTTTTATCACTAGTTATATTAATTGTATCTGTCATATATTCTAATTGAGAATCTATAGAGTCTGATTTTTTCATTTCTCGTAAATAATTTTCATAGGCTTTTTTTCTGCCGCCAGTAAATTGAAAAAGACCATATCCTTTGTTTTTTCCTTTTTTATCCTCTATACGTTTATAATCAAAAGTATCATTTTCTCCGTGAATATTTCCCATTATACCTGCAATAGCCTCTTCTCTATATCCTAAATTTTTTAATTTACGGCGTACATTGTTTTGATTTTTAATTATCTGGTCTTGAGAGGGTCTAATCTTTTTTTTTACCTGATTACCTTTATTTAAAGCCTGTACCTGTTGTTGCATAGGCTCTACAGGAGCTTCTTCTTCAGCTATTCTCTCTTCTGTTTCTTTTTCACCACGTTTATTAATCTTTTCTAATAAGTCTAAACCTATCTCTTTAACAAGAATAGGTGGCAGATAATACTCACCATTGCTTACAGCTATATCTGTATCGCCTTCTACCTGTGCAGCAGGACTTTTTAATTGTTCTAAATTAATTTCTACGCCTTTTTTACGTAGAGACTCTATATTAGGTTTAAGAATACGTTCTTCAAAATCACGTACTCCAACACGTTCTATAGCTGCAGCATTTACTACGTATGCCCCTTCTTCTGCATCCATTGGAACATCATCTGCAACACCTGTTTCAGAGGCTCCTTCTTGCATTATAGGGCCAGCAACTGCATCTACTGGTAAAACTTCAGCTAGAACATCTTCAATTGGAACATCTTCAGTTGGGGCAGGTGCAACAACTTGATCGCCTACTGCTAACTGTTGCATCTGTTGTTCTATTGGTGACTGTATAGGTGTTTCTTCTTCTACAGGAGTTTCTTCTACAGGAGTTTCTTCTACAGGAGTTTCTTCTACAGGAGTTTCTTCTACAGGAGTTTCGTCAAGAGAGGCTTCTATAGATTCATCTACTAACTCTTCACTTATTATAATGTCAACACCAAGAACTTTTGCAAAACTACGCAATTCCTCTGCGCCTATTTCTTGTATAACACTAATTACATTTTGTTGATCTATCTCAGAAAGATTTTGTAAGTTAGCATTAAATTGTTGTTCTGTTATTTCCATTTTTATTCATCTCCTACATCGTCACCAATATCGTCGCCAATATCAACATCTTCTCCAGTTGGTTCATCCATACTAGTTTCATCTGAACTCATATCTGTTCCAGCCACACCTGTTTGAGCCGATGTGTCTACAGAACCATCGGGATCACCGCGATCACCAACGTTATCTCCCTCTCCAGTATCTGGATCAAAACCTGTCGTATAACCGGGGCCAGTTTGATTAGGATCGTATGCTTCTGCTGGCCCTGTAGGTTCATCTACTTCAAAACTCGGATCTAAAAATCCACTACCTGTAGCAAAAAGATCAAAATCACCTGCAGTATCTACACTTCCTTGCATTGATACAGCCGTTTGTTTTTCAGGGGTATTAGCTAAAAAACCAAAAGATTGTGCAACAGCCAAAGGGCTTAAACTAGCAATTTTTGCATCGCTGAGATAACCAGCAGCAATACCTGTTTCAATACTTAAATCTGTAGTATCAACCCCATATAAATTTTCAAACACAGCATTAATTTCAGCCATAGTACTTTGATTAATGTCTTTAACATTTTCACTAATTCTTTCTGCCATTAGTTTACTAGGAACTACTTTCATAGCATCTCTAATATCTCTTGCTATCCCAAGAGAAACTGCTGTTTCTGCAAGAGACTTTTTACTAGCGTCTAATAAATCTTCTTCGTATTCTAAATCAGGATAATTTTGTACAACTGATGCTTTTGCAAAATCGTTTAATGTTAAATCTTCTATAGACCCTGTTAATTGAGACAAATCATATTGATTATTAAAATTTGCTATTTCAGAGCCATATTGCTCAGTATAATCATTTGTAAAATTTACATCTATAAAAGATTTTCCTTCGGGAGTAGCATAACCAGTTACTCCTCCTGAGTATGATATACCATTAAGACTAAAAGCATCACTCATTTGCTGCGCCCTTACAGATATTTCATCTGTAAATCCAGTAGCTTGCATTAACCCTTGTGCCGCTGAAAATACACCGCCAATAGGCGTTCCTCTTACCAACGACCCCACCAATGAACCTGTAGATAATCTCCCTGTTTCATCAAAAACATAGCTAACAGAGCCAGAAGGAAGATCAAAAGATCTTGTATGAGGATTTTGAGTTCCATATTCTAACTGCCTTCCGTAAGCTTCAATAGCCCCTTTTGGATTTGTAACTACACTAACAACACCCTGTAGCCCTTCTTCTAAATTTTTTCCTGCATTTGATATAAAATTTTCTAATCCTGATGTTGCTGTTGCAAAACTTGAATATCTAGAGGCTAACTGGGCTACATTTGTAACAGCATTTATAGCATTAACTGCATCAATCGGATTATTTATATTAAAAGTATCCATGTATGAATTATAAGAAGGTATTCCTAAAGAACTTAAAGCCATACTTGAAAGGTCTGCACCTCTTGAATACGCATTAATCATTCCGGGTAGTGATGATGTAAGACTTAAAGCAGCATTTTGAGAGTAAGAAGGCATAGAAGTAAATTCTTCATAGGCTGCGCTAGAAGCTACAGGAGTATCTTCTACTCCTGATTCTGCAGCACCAGTACCCCCAAAGTAATTTTCAAACTGGTTAAACGGACTGTCTCCTCCATCATCAACCGTTGTAACCGAGGTGTTTTGTGAAACAGGTTGTGTATTAAAAAATGCTAGAGCCTGTGAATCTGTTTCATTAATTCTTTCAGATATAGAGTTTTTAAAATTATTTATACTATTAGCATTACCATAATTTAATCCGTCTAAAAGATCTGAAAAATATTCTTCAGTAGAAAGAGTAGCAGTTGAACTTTGCACAGATGGGCTAGTAGTCTTTTTTTTCTTTTGTCCTAATGGTTCTATCTCTAGTGCGCTAGATACTCCCCCTCTTACATCTATGGTTGCATCAGGTATTTGCTCCATAGTTACAGGTTTAGCCCCTGTTGTTCTTGAAGAAGCTAGTGTATCTTGTATTTGTTGTAAGCTAGTTGCCACTCTTTACATATACCTTTTGTTGTTCGTTAACTTCATTCTTGAGGGATAGGAGGTGGTTGATTACCTGCACCCTGCCCTGTAGCTTCCGCATCTCTAAGTCCGATTGTTCCTGCACCAGCTTGTCCTTGTCCCTGTCCCTCAGTTCCTTGAGGTAATCCTCCAGACTGTCCCACGCTGGGGGCTGGTTGACCAGTGGGAGAAGCTTCTGGCATGTTTCCTTGTCCAGCATTTAATCCTCTCAATATCTCTGCAAATATTTGTGCATCGTTAATGTCGTTAACGAGTAAGTCAGGATCGATGTCCTGTGCAATTGCTAACTCTCTTACAAGATTTGGAATCTTGATAAATGGAGCAAGCATTGGGTTTGCCACTGTTTGTAGTAATGCAGTTAATCTTTGACTGCGAACTTCTTTTTGCATTACTGCAGAAGTTCCTTGTGGCTTAATCTCCAGATCCCCCTTTATTTCAGGACGTTTATCATTAAATTGCATATTCCATAGAAACATGGATTCGCCCATTGGTTTTAGTAAAAAATCGTCTATATTTTTTATAACTGTTTTAATACTTAAATTAGCACCACCCATTAACATGCTAAGTCCAGCAGCAGTACGTCCTGTACCAGATACGCCTGTTTGACCATGCATAATACTAGGTAGTCCTGTCTCCTCATCTGCAAGTTGCCGCGCAGCCTGATACATCTGAATATTTTCAGGGGCTGTATTTGGAAACTTAACAGCGTTAATAGAAGTACCGGGATTACCCGATTGCCTTCTAAACACCTTACCGGGGTATATGTCGTAGTTCTGACCGGGTACAAGAGAAGCCTCATCTACATCAAATACTACGTTTCCTGCAAGTGCTAAGTTATCAATAGCCATACGTATGTGACCATTCATAAGTAACTGAGCATCTTCCATATTTTCTGGAATACCTACACCAAATAACTGATATGGATTAATTTCATATGGAACAGAAAAATAAGGTATTCTATAAGGTACAAAAGGGTTCATTACAACACGTAATACTTGATTACCACATACCCATACGTTAACAGGTATTTCTGTTAAATCATCCATGTCCATAGGTATGCCCATGTCTTGAACAAGATGAGAATCTAAATTACCCCAAAACTCCAGTATCTCGTACCTATCATTGTTTTGATGTGCCTCTAAATTTTCACTACGAATAGTATCTTCAAAGTATTTATCATCATAGTTAGGCCCCATATCAAGACATGCAGCAACAGCTTCTGGATTAAAGAAAGGTTTGTCCATAAGATCACGAACTTGAGATCTGTTTAATCTGTGCCGTTGAATAATATAAGAACAGTCATCAATACTAGTTGCAGCAGGATCAGGATAAAAACTCCAACATGAAACAGACTCTATTTTAGGAACAACTTTCTGTTCTGGAGAATAATTATCTTCTTCATCCCAACGATGTAATGTTTTACTTTCGTTAAGTGGCCCTTTAACAATACCTGTTCCTAATAAAGCACATTCAAATATTGAATGTCGCAATACATTGGAAGCATTGTTTTCGTGCAACTGATCGTGTATAGTTTTTTCCATAAGCCTAGCAGTTTCCCTAGAAGGACTTATCTGTGGCTCACCAAGTCTAGAAGGGCCTTCTTCTAAGTTTGCACCCTCATACTTCTGTTGTAATCCCCCAAGAGGAGAAGCTTCTGTAGCTCCGGGTTCAAATTCACGCCCATCCCCCGGAAAACCGTATGGATCTTGCATAGGTTCTTCTTGAGGAATATCTGGTGTTGTTTTAAGATGTGCAAACTCTGCAACACCTTCTGGTACAGGAGTACCCTCAACAACTATGGGAAATCTTTTATTTGCAAACAAAACATCGATTATTTGACCATAAGCTGCTAAAACTTTAGTTTTTGTTATTTTTAAAAATACTCTGCTTTTTTCAGACTCTCTAAATTGAGTAGTTGAATCGTAGATGCCTCTAAAGTTTTTATATGCTTTTAGCCACCGTTGTTCATGTTGATAACGACCAGTTTCTGCATCTTCAAATTTAGATCTTACAGTTCCTGCTATATTTGTGGATGCTTCATCAACAATAGCTACTGCTGGAGTGTCACCTAATGGTGTATCGGTCATAAAATCTTCCTAAAAAAATTTAGTAGTCTTTTTGGTCTGCCATTGCAAATACGGCTGGATCAACTTTATTATCAGGATTTGCTTTGCGGCCCATGTCTACTTGAAGTTCATCTCTGTCCATAGGGCCAGCAATAACTGCATCGTGTTTTTCACGATGTAAAACACCATCAGGAACAGGGCTAAGTTCGCCTTGTTTATTCATAAGTTTGTCAAAATATTCTTTTCCGTATGTGTACATATGTACCTCCTTTTTTAATTTTATTCTATGTTCATAAATGTAGGGTTACTATTCTTAGGTAGTTTTTCTTTAGGCTTTTGTCTTCTTTTTACATATCGATCTTTTTCTTTAACAGGCCCTACATACTTAAAGAAAAACGCCTTTTGATCGATATTAATAGCCGAACACACTATCAAAAGCTTTAGGTTTATTTTCTTTCATCTTATTCATCATACTATTTATAGTTAGATGCCCTCTCGCTCTTGTCATGCACATATACCTCAGTGCATCATAGGCATGGTCATCTGATTTTGTATCTACATCTTCAGGATTAGTTTTAGATAATGGTATACTAGATAGTGTTCTTATAAGGTTAGTGCAAGTAGAAAGTATTTTTACTCTTGGTTCCTCTGTTAATTCATCTACTTGTAACCGTCTGTGAAGCTCCATCTTTCCTGCTATTCTATTACGATCTGAAGGTGTCCATCTTACACCACCTCTAATCATTGTTTCAGCTATAGAAGGCCCTGTGCCTGTGCGGTTCCAGCAAGAAGCGTCAAGAACAGTATAGTACATAGTAGGATCATCTCCTTCTAGTGCAACAATGGTATTTGCAAGATTTTGTGCAGTTTGTCCTTTTGCGTAGTATTCTCTGTATATCCAAAGAACGTCATCCCAATCTACTGCACCCCATAAAACACAAGAAGGAGCAGAATATCCATAATCTGCGGCTCGTACACGTAACCAGTTAGTTGGTATCTGTATTTGCGAGGCATCTACAACATGTATGTTACGCGAAAATTCGGGAAATGCCGCCCCCTCTGCAACATCCCAATCCCCATCAAGAAGTCTTCTTCTTTCCACCTCTGGGAGCGACCTCAACATGGCCTCATATTCACCACTTTGAGCGAGGTAGGGGTTGTCTGTAAGCCGTGCTGGAATAAACTTGCGAAGAAACAGCGGCTCACCTGCTTTTCCGTTAGTTGCTGTACTAGGCCAGAGCAAAGGTTTACCTGACTCTATATCTGTCGCTGCAAACGGAGTGCTTTCGGGAGCAGGGTCTATATACATTTTCTTAACCCACCAACCCCCAACTCCTCCGGGGTTTCCTGTGCAGCGCATATATGCTTGTATATCTGGATCAGTTGTTCTTAACCTTGATCTTAAATACTCCCATACATAAGGTGTAGGGTAATGCGTTATCTCGTCTATTCCAATCCACGTAAAAGATTGACCTTGATATCTTGTTACGTCTTTATCTTTATCTAGATACGAAAACCATGCAGTTGCTCCTGATGGAAACTGCCACATGGATTTTGCTTCTTTAAATACAGCACCGGGAAAAGCTTTTGGGTACAAATCCCGACTTTTGTTAATAAGTTCTGTAAGTTCGTCAAGAGTTCTGCGAATAAGCAGCGCACGGTGACTAGAATTACCGCAGTAACGAAGAAGATCAGCAAGAAGGGCAAAAGACTTACCACCACCAGCGGCTCCACCGTAAAATACATCTCTTTCAGGCGAAGCAAGAAAGTCTGTCTGGGGGCCGTTATTGGGCTTAAAAATAACTTCTGCTTCATCTTCTACCAGTTCTTTTACAGAGGTTGGTACTTGTTCGAGTACATTTTCTTCTATAACTTTTGAACCATTCTTATTATATATAGCATTTTCAACAGTTTTTAAACTTTGTTGTGCTTTTTTTACAGAAGTTCTTGCAGCATTTAATTTTTTAGAATGGTTATTCGCACGTTTTTTAGCGGCCCTGACTTTTCTTTGAGAGTCCCTCCGGGCCTTAACTCTTCTTGAAACATTGTAATTACCCTTTTCACCTTCCTCAAGTTTAGGACGGCCTCTTTTTCTTTTTACTGGTTCTTCTATAGGGTCTGTCATTTCTTTTGAAGGTTCTCGTAAGCTTTCTTAATTTCTTCTATTGTTCTCTTACACCCTGTACAGGTATTAGTTTTTAAATCTAAGTGGCACTTATTTTTACAGGGCATATATAATTACTATTTAAGTTTAGGTTTTCTAGAAGAGTTAGAATATTTTTTAATTTGACCACCTTTTGCAAATTTAAGTGTAAGCCCAATATTTCCTTTTTTTTCAAATTTATTTGCTGATACTCCTGCAGTAAACTCTCCTGCCCCATCAAATATATCTTTTTTATAACCTATACCGCCTGTTAGTGTTTCTCTAGGAGCATCGGGATTAACTGCCGCTGAATATGAAAAACCATCTTTAGAGCCTCTAAATCCAAATTCTTTATATTTATCTTGGGGTCTAAATCTACCATACAAACTGCCTACATCTCCTGCTGGTACATTTACAGAAAACTCAGAAGGCATAAAATTTCTGTTTCCCTCTACGATAGAACGCACATTCGGAGAATATACGTCTAGGTTAACTCCAGTTAAACTCTTTAGTGAATTTGATCCTTTTGAAAACAGTTTGTCAAATTCTTTTTGAGTAAGATTTACTCCATCTTTTTTAAGTTGTTTTTTTGCTGCTCTTGAACCTTCTGCTGCAGTAATTGCGGCAATACCAGCAGCGTATGTCCCTGCTAAAATTGCTTCTTTTTTTGTAACATCCATTTTTGCTGGATCTACTCCAATAGATGTAAGAATCTCGTCCCCTTTTTTATAATAATTTAAAAGATTACTTCCTAAATTTTTAAGATGTTGTTTAGCTTCTTTTTTTGCTTGCCTACTTGCCATTATTTAAACTACCTCTCCGTTATCAATAATAACAGGTTTTTTTTGTGATGCTTTTGAAGGAAGAAGAACAACTCCATGCAATGCAGTTACGTTATGTTCTACAGTATCTCTACGCCCTACACCTACACGATTAAGTACAGATTCTGCAGCTTTAAGTCGAACATCAGAACGTGGAAGAGAACCATCATCATCCATTGCATTTACAAGATTGGTAGCTGCACGTACAGAATTAACAGCAAGGACTGATTGCGCCCTTTCAATTATTTCTTCTGAAAGAGTTCTCATTAGGTGGGTACGAGAACTCTCTGAATAACCTGCTTCCTGTAAAGCTGAAGATATATTGCCACCATTTGTAACAAGAGCATCTACAAATACTTTTTGCTTCTCATTAAGTTCCTTCTTCTTTTTAGGATTTGCAAGCAGGTTGTTTACCATACTATATGATGCCTTTTTCCTTGAGAAAGAAACCCAAGGCACCTCCAACTACACCAACCAAGACTATGGTTGAAGAGTTGAGAAGAACACCTACACCCACTACTGCTGCACCTGCAGCGGCATAAGATGAAGGCTCAGTCATTCGATCTTTAATCCAAGTAAATACTTGCATGAAATATACTCCTTTCTAAGTTTATTCTATACCTGTTGAGGTACAAACTCTTCCCTAACGTGGAGAGTTACAGTTACAGAGGTTCCTGCACTTGCTAAACCTCGTATCTTATCCCCACTTACTAAAAACAAGGGGCTGTCTACAATATGAATATAGTTATTTGCAGCTACAGAAAATTCTTCAAACATCGTAAAATAAGTGGTACTTGCTAGGTCATACCAATCCATAGAAACTGTTCTTGCACTTCCATTTTCATTTGCTATAAAGATACTAAGTATCTCGCTATGGTAGTTGGTAGGGACTGTGTACAGATCAGCGTTACTTGTTGTAAGCACTTTTCCCAATGTGCGTTGTTTGAAGGCCATTTTATTTATTTTTACCGAGCAATACTCTGCATAGTATGTATAAAAAAATACATATACCAAAAAGTATAAAACCAGTGTAATCTTCCATAGCTTAGTATTTAACTTTACGAATACCGCCACCACGAGCATAACCTTTATTCATCATGCCCATAGGTGAACCCATAGTATTATTCATAGGGAAGTTCATTTTATCACTCATTGTCATACCTCCCATGTTATACTTCTTAGCCTTTTCAGGGTCTATCTTTTCCTGTACGCTTTCTGGTAACTTGGAAAAACCTTTTAATTTAGGAGGTACTTTTCCTCCTCTTCTCATTTTTTTAGCAGTCTTGTCTGCGTCTTTAAAATTCTGTGCGCTTGGTGCGCCTTTTGCTCCCGGCTTACGCATTTTTTCTCCTGATCCTGCAGCTATACGTTTGCGTTTTTGTTGAATGTTATGATAAAGCCCTTTTTTCATCTCTAGTATCTTTCTTTACTTTGTGTATTTTGCTGTTTTCTTAGCTATTCTTTTTGGCTGCTTCACGAACTGCTTTCCTGCAGCAGTCCCTTTTCTCTTTGCTCTGGTGGTCGCTGCATATTCCTTTGAAGATAATGCCTTGATTGCTTTCTCTGGAAGATACCGTTCTCCTGTCTTGCTGCTTGGTTTGCCTGACTTGGTTCTCCATTTTTGTTTACTCCATTTAGAAAGTTTATTACTTGCTTTTTTCTTTCCTGAGTAAGTACCACCAGCATCTTTATAGTATTTAACTGCTAGTTGCATAGCTCTTGCTGAGTGTTTACCACCCATCTTACGTTTTGCTCTGGCTTTAGCAGCAGCCCATTTCTTTGGGTCACGCTTTGTAGCTATTGCCATTATTTTTCTACTTTCTTCATTGCCTTCTTAGGCATTAGCACTTCCACCTTTTTCTTGCTTGTCTTAATCTGCTATTTGGGTCTTTTGCAGCCTTGGGAAACTTTTTCATTTGCCCTGCTGATCTAGCGCAATAAGACTTACGCCTTTTTGCAGCTTTACTTCCCTTCTTTACATCTCCAGTTACGGCTGTTTTTAACTTGGAACCGGGGTTTGCCCTTCTATAAGCTTTAACTCCTGCTTCTGTCATACCTGCGCCCTTTTCAGTAGGGCGATAATTCTTTTTATTACGTGGGGGCATGTTGTCTGGTTTACGTACACCGCCCCCTTTTGCGTAGCTTTTCTTACTTATTGCTGCTACACGCTTAGACTGCTGCTTATGCATATTTGAAGCTTTGATAAGCTGTTTAGATATCTCTTGTAATTCTTCTTTTGCTGGCATTACGTAGCCCCATATCCTGTGTATCTGTCACATTTACAGGATGTACACTTACAATCCCTTATCTCTGACTCATATTCAAAAATTTCCTTATACTCACAAGAGCCACTTTCACAATGACAGTCGTGACCACAATCGGCACATTTACCTTTATCTACACTATTGTAATTATTTACGTAGAAAGCAGAAAATGGCCCTTGGGGAATCATATTTATCTCTTATATGTGGGAAATGTTATGTAAAATATAGTTTATAAGTTAGTAATCTCTTTTTCCTGTGGATTTTTATGTATTATTTGGTCAGGTGTAGATACAACTATAAACTATATGTACCTATTATACATATATAAATAGGATTTGTCAAGTAAAAAATAAAAAAAAATTAAAAATAGTGCATTTTTTACTTGACAAATGCGATATTTTTGTGTATAATAAGAGTAACTCTGCCACAGGAATAAATATATACTCCACCAACCCCATAACAATACGCAAGAGATAATATATATAACCATACGCAAGAGATAATATGGCAAAAAAAATAAAAAAAATAAAAATTCGTAACCCCTTTTACAAAGAATTAGCTCAATTAGGGCATAAGGTATTGAAAAATAAGAAGAAATACAGTAGAAAGGGTAAAAATACAAAAAATATGTCGGGATTGCATACAAGTGTATACCCTCCCCCCCAGTGGCCCTCTACCCCCTACTTGGGGTAGAAATCTTTTTTTTTATTTATGGGCGACAACCCCATTAATGGCCCTTAAAGGCACCGCCAGCAATCAACTTATTTATTTTGGTACTAAACCCCATAAAATAATAAGTCGGCTATCCTAGAGGCTTCTAAGCCCCCTTAAATTATATAAGGGTGGTGGCCGGTTTACTTTTTTTTAAGGGCAGTGGGAGGGCGGCGGCGTAACTTATCAGCCCACAAAAAAAACTGGGGAAGATCCAGTTAATCAATCTTTTCAGCAACTTATTTATTAATTAATCAGGCACAAAAAAAACCCCTGCCAATTAAGCAGGGGCTAATTTTTTTTTGTTTATCTGGGGTTTTATTTTTTTAGGTAATAGTCAACGCTGGGTGCTTCGGTGTAGCCCGGTTCATCTCCCCACTGCCGTAGACCCTCCACCTCATCTAAAACCGCCTGAAAAAACTCAGGAATACCAGTACTACTCATAGCAATCTCACCATAACCAAGAACCCAGCCCGATGTTACAAGCTTATTAAACCTTTTAAGTATTTCATTTACTTCTAAGCGAGTATAAGTGTCATTCACACTACCTTCCTCTAATACTTGACCATCCCAGATCAAGAGAGCCACTTGTTTAGGAGTTTTTTTGATTGTTACTTGTTTTTGAATGTGTTTTTGAATGTTCATGTTCTGTTCCTTTCGGTTAAGTTTGGTTACGAGTGTTTTATACCCCATAAATTTTTTTTGTACAATAAAAAAAACCCCACCCATTTTCAGGGCAGGGTTAGTTGGGGAATAACCAAACTCCAGTTAGGCGTATGTCAGAACCGCCCCTTCCACGCTATCCGTTTTAATATCTGTATTATTAAATTTATATTGTCTAGACAATATGTAGACATTTACCCCATCGTAACAACTGGTTCTTTTAGCAAAAGACAAAAGAGTATTAACTTGATCTTCACATTTACAACCAATTTCTTTATCGACTTTTTCACCTATTAAATGAACCAGATAATTATTTTCATTTTTCATTTTTAACACCTATTTTTTTAAGTTAAAAAAATTACGATTAAAACTAGCCCGACTATCGTTATTACAGCTAGTTTATAAATTGTACTAATTAATTCTTCTATTGTACTACCCTTTCAGTTGATTGATTAAAAAATGGTTGCTGCATAATAATAAGCGCCACATCATTACTACGCTCGACTTGTGCGCCTAACTCATAAGTACGGTTTAAAACAGGACTGGTGGTAGCATTATCAAGGTTACGTCCTGTAGTATGTTCTACAGTTTTAATTTCACCCTTTTTGTTTTCTACGTCCACAGTGTAGGTTTCATGGGTATGTGTGGCATAGTGAGTAAGCACGTTATACAACGCCCATAAATTCATACCCTGCTTATTTTTGTACTGGTTCCATAATGTAACAAGAACTGCAAACAATTTTAGGTTTAATTTCAGTTCCGGTTTAATGTTGGCAATTTTTGCCGCACGTTGTTCGGCAGCAGATAATGGATAAGAAGCTATCTTTTCCTTAAGAAATAAATGAGCCGTCTCGTCATCTATTGCGTAACTTTTCCATGCGTTAAATTTGTCTATATGGTTTGTATACGTTTCTAAAACAGTGTTAGCAGTGCGCAACAGAGCGGCGCTATTAAAATGACGAGTATGTTTGTTTTTTGTATAAAAAGCCCTATCACCGCCGAAAACCATTGAATTTTCACAAAAAGAATTATAAGCACCAGCAAAAGCTTGAAAGGCCCAACTCATATTAATTGAGTTGATGACATCTGAGCGGCAATAGACTGTGTTGTCTCCTATTTCGCGCCCAGTGTCTAAATATTTGATTGAACGCCTAGCCTTTAAACCGCCATTTACAATCTCGTCTGTTACTTCCACATTGTCGTGTGGAAGGTCACTGTCTAATATAATCTGTGCGTGTTTGGTATAAAGGTCTTCATGATTTTCTAATGTATAAGTATCAGTTACACACTTATCGCTCATTAATTCGCCGGTTTTTTCATTGACTAATGCACGAGCCTTTGGGACGGTATGAGGAAAATTATTGTATACCCTAACCCCAACTTTTTTTGCCCTAAATTGTTCAAAAAAAGATACGTCATTTATATTATTATGCACATATCTGGTTTCTAATTTTAAGGGTTTCGGAGCAGTAATTGGTTTAGAAGCTTTAATTAATGCTTGGTCTAGTGTAAGTATTTCATTCATAATTTTATGCCTATTTTGTAGTTAAAAATAACACCGGATAAAATCCGATAATATTTTTATACATTACTTTTTATTTTATATCTACAAAAAAGTTTTGAGCCTCTAAACTTTTTTTACCCTTGATTTTTAGGCCAATGATTATATTTTTTTTATCTAGAAATCTTAAATCGTGATTGTCACCACCCACAACTTTGTATCCCTTATAAGTTTTAGGTAATTTATTTTTAAATACCATAGCGACTCTTGAACAAGGGCTGACATTTTTTAAATCAGAAACACCTGACAATTTTTCTTTACATTTATTCCAATTAAAACCATCATACGAATATGTGATATCCCAATTTGCAAGCGGTTTACGTTTAAAGTTTTTTGTATAGTCATAAAATTGCAGATTGGGAAACTTAGGGGCTATACGTTGGGCTAGTCCTAAATCGCTAGTGCCATCTAATCTATAAACAGGTATATATCCTTTTTTTTGTGCTTTTTTTGAGGTGCTTTCTATTTCCTGCATTAAATCACTAATAAACTTTTTCTTATTTAAAAAATATCTTCTAGTTTTTTGTATACGAGCATTTTGCACCGAGTGCATTTTACCACGCCCTGCATTATATAAGCAAACTTTAAAACACTCATCATTTCGCCAGTGACAAACTTCATGACCTGATGTATTACCAGCGGCAAGATATAGAACATGAGTAATGTACCCAAACTTTTCGCCTTTTACAGTTTTCGCGTCATTAGATACAGATAACAATTGTTGATTGTGCATTTTATTTTGCCTGTTAAATATTCATGTGATATACATTATCAACATTGATACATTGTATAGTTTCAATATTAACATTTCTATATCCTTTTGCCTTAACATCATAAACCACAAGATATTTATGAGGCATTTCTACAGTATCGTCATGATATTTGGAAACGGTTTTGTCCCAACGTTTTATATATTTGGTAACACCCAAGCGACCATTAAGTTTACGTAACTCCCCTTTATTGGTATAGAAATGAACCGTAAAAAATCGATTGCCCACAATACTTGCAATGACTCTTTTTTCTACAGAATAATCCGGTTGCCGCTTTCTGAATATTTTTAGCTCTGAGTCCATTTTGTCACCCTTTTTCAACTATATTTTTTCACGATAAAAAAACATTATCACGAAATAAATATATTAGTCAAGTAATTTTTTTTTGTTTTTAGATGAATAAACTATTGAGTTTGAAATGCCAGCCGCAAAACTGGTACGGCGGCTGTAACCCATAGCCCTAAGAAACCAGTACCACACTAAAAAGTCCGACATTCTTAGGCCGACATTTTTAGGCCGACATTATTTACAGGGTAAAGGGCCGACATTTTTTACTCACCTAATTCTCCGCTTTTCCATTTTTCCATAGTAAGTGTAGTAGCTTCAACAAGTGCTTTTTCTAGTGGCATACCACTATCGACTAGTTCATCGACAATTTGATTATATGTATTTTCTAATATGATTTCGTTATGTGAGACAGACATATTAACTCTCTAATATAACCTTTAATGTAACGATAGATAACCCAAACAATGCTAGTAAAACAATTTTAACTGTTTTAGAAATAGTTTTTGGAAACGACGTATAAACAAGCATACATATTACAAACATTAACAAATTGTTAACTATATAACCGACATTACTCATGATTTATTACCACGTTGCTAAATAACATAAACTTAAAAAAAATGAACATAATAAAAAAAGCGTTAAAATTATATATGCTTCCACAAGACATTGCTCACTTAATAAGCCACTCATGCTTATAAGAGGTTGTATCGCATGACGGACAAGTAGCCAAGGCCCATGAAAAGTTATATACTATCTCAGGCGCATTACAATTAGGACAGTATATAACTTTACCAGATTTACCTGCCCTTGTATAACGATTGACATTTTTTAGTCCTTTGACAAAATCATCATCAATCTTGACATTGTAAAACCCCATAATGTCAAGTACCCACTCAAAAAAGTCTTTAGGTAGTTCTTTCATAATCTTCTCCTATTTATCCATATAGAATATCATCACCTTCGTATATTCTAGTTATTACCCATCTACCATTATCGGCAAGATGGGGAAACCTTTTAGAGTCACGATATTTAATTATACCTAACTCTACATCAGTCATCCAAGTCCACTGAAGAGTTTTACCATCATAAGCTCTTTTGCTGTACTCGACAATTCTTTTTTTTCTAGGTTTATTTTTCATGTTTTTTCTCTGCTTTACAAAAATAAACGACAGCTACCCGATTTCTTCACGCCACCCTATTTAAAGGAGTAGTCGGGAGCCACTCACGCCACCCTATTTAAAGGAATGGTCGGGAGCCGCTGCCAAGGCTTTAATCAAGTTTACACCCTTCCATTAACCTGTCTCTAACCCATAGAAAATCATATCCTAAATCATCAGAATAGGGTTTGTCCTCAAACATACTAGGATACAAATAAAACTTGTTATCTTTTTGAATAATATGTTCCCATTCACCAGACTTTGTGTCAAGATAAGTAAAACCACTTTCTTGGAGTTCAATACAGTCTGCTTTAATCCAATATTGACGAACAGTAAGTTCTTCTTCAGAAGATAATAATTCATCTCGTAATTGAATATATAAACTCATTGGTCAGTCCTCTTTTCTCCAGTAACTTGTCCCATCTCCAGTATAAACTTCGGCATGAGATAATATTGGGTGAGGCTCTACGTCTGCTCCTGCTAATCGAACAGCAGCCAGATAAGCTGCTAAACCATTACAGGGTTTTCCTGTCCCATCATCCTCATCCATGTTTGGTAAAGAACCGCAGTGTCCGTAATCCAACATAAAATCCAATAGTATTTTGAAATTTACATCAAAATCTTTCTTTGAAAGTAAAGTTACCTTCTCTTTATTATAAAATTTAATTGTGTCTGTCACAACATCTTCTGCTGTACTGATTATACTAGCGCAATCTGGGTTTAATTTTTCGGCTTTGTAATACAAAGTAGTTAACTCTTCTAAAATTTCTTTCAATTCTTCTATTTTTCTTTTCATTGTCAACTCCTTAATCTTTAACATCACCTGTTTCAGTATTATAATATACAAGTTGTACACCTAGTTTCTTTTGTAAATCAGATGTAGACCTATTAATCATTGTATTAGGTTGCTTTGCAGTTTGCGATCTAAATGACATGGTTTTAACATCTATAAATCTTACCTCACCAGTGTTAGGATTTACAATAACAATATCAATAGGGCCTGTTCCCATTGTCTCATTATACACATACCAACCTTGTTGAGTATAATGTTTCATTACAGAAATTTTAGATAGTAAACCTTTTTGATGTGTGTTTTCCATAATAAACCTATACGTGTGAATATTTTTTTAATGCTTCTGTTAATCTATGTTTACGAGATTCTTCATGATTTATAAAATCTGGTTTCTCTTCATACGCAAGAGATTTATCATATTTATTAGAGTGTTTTCTAGGCGCATATTCCCTATTGCTTTTTTTACATAGCCCCATTCTTTCTTTTAATCCTAACACAGAATTTCTAGTAAGAAAAGCCTGTAATTCGTTTTTACAAATTTTATTAGCTTGTTTAGCAACTTCCCTAGAACTAAGCCCTTGTAAAATTAATTCTTTTACAACTTTTTTAGTATTTGGTGTATGTCTAAATTTGTGCATTAGTTGTTTTCCATCCATTCTGGTTTTTTAGAGTAGTTCCATCTGGCAAAACCAGATTTTTCTCCGATGTAAAAGGCCCGATAAGCACCTACAGTATCATCTTGTTTATATTGATCGGGCATACATTGAGGTGGCGGCGTGAACCCTCCGACACCATCTATTTTTTTTGGAATATTTGCAAGAAAGCCAAGGAGTTTTTCAGAGGCGTGTACCTTTTCGTATCTTACACGATACTCGACACATAAACTACAAAACAAACTGTAGAGCCACTTATAATTAGGGCCGCTTTCTCTAGCCCATATGCACGAGGGATGGTTTTTGTGTGCAATTTTATACACACCTAATTCATCAAGTTTTTGAGAGAAGAAATCTTGTTCTGCTTCTTTTTGACACCGCCATGCGGTAGACAACATTTGTGCTGATTCGAGAATCATCTTTACAACGTGTTTGTCACAGTGATAGTTTGCCGCTATAACTGGGTTAGAAGATAAGTAAAATATATTCATGGGCCAGAGGACTTCTTGGATTGTTAAAAACAGAAATCGACTATAGGGCATAAAAAAATAGTTGTCAACAAAAAAAATATCTTGACGTAATTTTTCTTGTGTGATACAAGGTTGGTTTATCAGCCCGAAACAAAGGTTTTTATAAACTATGAATAATAATATAATATCTTATATTAATACTATTAATATTAATAAAGAAGAATCTATTAGAATAGATTGTCCTATATGTAATGGTATAAATAGTTTATCTATTACTAATTTTGGTGATGTTACTAAGTTTAATTGTTTTAAAGCATCTTGTAACGTAAAGGGTACATATAAGAATGATATATCTTCTGAATCATTTTCTAAGACTTATGATAATGAAACTACTGATTATAAAAATTCTAGGGGGAATAGTTATTCGCCACAGGCTAAGAAAGTTTTACAGAGATATTGGAGAGGTAATGACTTCCCCATTGAACTTGTCAATTATCTTAATAATAATAACTGTTTGTTCGCTTATCAAAACAATTCAGCAGACATAAGATATGATTATCAAAAAAATAGGGCAGTATTTGTTATCAAAAATAGTAGAAATGAGGTTATAGATGCCGCAGGTAGAGCATTAGATAACGCTTCTACACCTAAATGGTACAGATATGGTAGTAGTCGTATGCCTTACATATGCGGAAATACCAAATGTAAACACGCTGTAGTAGTAGAAGATTGTGCTTCTGCAACAGCTATATCACATTACGTAACAGGTGTAGCGTTGTTAGGTACTCATTTAACAGAAGAAGCGGAACAGATATTATGTGATAAGTTTGACAAAGTTTCTGTAGCTTTAGACAAAGATGCTACAATGAAAAGCATATCACTTATAAATAAATTGAAATGGAATATAAATAACGTTAATGTCATAGTCTTAGAAAGAGACTTAAAAATTGAAAACAACATAAAAGGAGTTTTAAAACTCGATGATTGAAAAACAAATACTTAAATTATCTTTAAACAATGAAACATACAACAAGATAGCGCACCTCTTAAAAAAAAGTAACTTTCCTAAAGAGGTAGTAACTATACTTGAAGTAATAGGTCAATGCCATAAGGATTACGCACGAGATATAACAACAGAAGAAGTTCTAGCTGTTCATAGGGAAAAGTATCCTACGTTAACTGATACAGCCAGAAAAAAAGTAGAAAGAGATATAGTTTCTCTTGATAAAATAAACATAGGTGATGATGTAGCTCTAGATGTTATACATTCTTTTTGGAAAAGAACAAAAGCTAAATCTATTGGAGAAGATGCATTAGAAATTTATTTAGGTAATAAAAAAGATATAGGCGGCTTGTTACGTAACATAAACGAACTTAATGAAAATGATACAAGAATATCTGAAACGTATAAGGTTGTCGATGATGACATTGAGGATCTATTAAAATATGTTAACGAAAAGCCTGAGTTTGATTTTCCTCCTAGGATACAGCCTAGTGTGCATGGTATAAACAGAGGAAACCTTGGTATAATATTTGCAAGACCAGAAGCTGGTAAGACAACGTTTTGTGCTTGGCTTGCCGCAAACTACATAAGCAAAGGTTACAAAGTTGCTTATTGGGCTAATGAAGAAATAGCTAAAGTTGTAAAAACTAGAATAGTTCTTTCTTATATGAGAAAAAGCCCTGCTGAAGCAAAAGAAAGTATGAATGAAGTTAAGAACAAGTTTGTAAACGAAATTAGACCTAACCTATATATGCTTGATTCTGTAGGGACTTCCATACAGGAGATAGAGGAGTTTACAACTCGTAACGAAGTTGATATAGTATTCATTGACCAGCTTGACAAAGTGCGTATAGATGCAGAGTTCTCACGTGGTGATGAGAGGTTGAAAGAGTTGTACTGTCGTGCCAGAGAGATTGCCAAGAGAAATAACGTAGCTGTATGGGCTGTATCACAAGCGAACTACGAAGCACATGGAAGATCAGAGATAGACTATTCTATGTTAGATAGTTCACGTACAGGAAAAGCAGGAGAAGCTGATATTATAGTAGGTATAGGTATTGCTGAAGAAGAGAGCTATAGAACAATTAAAATATCTAAGAACAAGATAAATGGCTGGCATGGTTCTATAGTTATGTACATGGATAGAGAAAGGGTGTTATACGAATGACTACAGTTTGTTTTCTTGATGTAGAAACCTCTTTTTCAAAAACGGATATAGGCACAGTTTCCTCACCTTTCTTTGGGCAACAGCTTGTATCTGTAGGTTTCCAACTGTGGAATATGGAGCCGCCTTTTGGCCCCCATAAGATAGAAAACCATTATCTATTTTTTAATCACAACTCTGCACCTTATTTTTCTGATGGGCATGAGGTTTTACAAAACGCTCTTGATAAGACTGACATTCTTGTGGGCCACAACATTAAGTTCGACTTAACGTGGCTAAGAGAGTGCGGTTTTAAGTACAGCAAAAAGCTATACTGCACTATGGTTTCTGAGTACGTTCTTCTTAGAAGTAAAAAACTTCCCCTATCTCTTGCTGAGTGTTGTAAGCGCAGAGGCATACAGGAAAAGAACGCACATATATTAGATGAATATATATCTAAAGATGTTTCGTTTGAGGACATACCCCCAGAGATTGTAGAAGAGTATGGCTCAAATGATGTTGAGATAGCCAAGCTACTTGCAGAACACCAACTAAAAAGTTTTAATTTTTCTTGGAAAGACTATCATCTTAATAATATTAAACCTGATAGCGAGTTGGGCTTGATGTCTACACTTACTCTAAGTAATGAGCTTACAAATGTTCTTACGGATGTAGAGAGAAGGGGCATTAAAATATCTAATGAAAATCTACAAAAGATTAAGATTGCATACCAAAAAGAATGGGCAACTCTTGAACATGATCTACAAAAAATCATTGAGGAAGTTATGGGAGACACACCTATAAACTTAGAAAGCCCTGATGATAGAAGTCTACTTGTATATTCCAGAAAAGTTACAGATAAAAAGGCATGGAAAGAAGCATTTAATTTAGGTTGGGAAGTTAATGGTAATACAAAACGCCAGAAGTTTCGTAGAAGAATGTCACGTAGAATATTTGTTGACATTGTAAAGAACCTTGCGCCTGTACAGCGTAAAACAAGAGGAAAACCTTGCGACCACTGTGGGGGAAAAGGAAAGATACGGTCTTACACAAAATCAGGTGTCCTTAGTAAAGTACAGAAAACTTGCAAGAAGTGTGGCGGTAAAGGTGTTCTATATGATACGTTACAGCAACCAGCAGGTTTGAAAGTTGTTCCAAGGGATCAACATGATGTTGCCTCTGCAGGTTTTAAAACAGATAAGCAGACTTTGATGAGTTTACTTCCTTATCAAGAAGGAATTGCAAAAGAGTTTATAGATAAGTATGTAAGGTACTCACAAGTTCGCACATACTTAAATACTTTTGTTGAGTCTCTTGAAACTTATCAAGATGAAGAATGTTTTATTCATCCTCAATTTATGCAGTGTGTTACTTCTACAGGTAGGCTTAGTTCTCGCGCACCTAACTTTCAAAATATGCCTAGAGGCTCTACATTTCCTGCGAGAGAAGCTATTGTGTCTCGTTTTGATGGTGGTTATATTTTAGAAGGAGACTACAGACAACTAGAGTTTAGAGTTGCAGGATTTTTATCAGGTGACGAACAAATATATGAGGATGTAAAAAATGGAATTGATGTTCATTCTTATACTGCCAATATCATGGGGGTTGACAGACAGTCAGCCAAATCACATACGTTTAAACCTTTGTACGGTGGAACGAAGGGAACAAGGCAGGAGATGCGTTACTACGATGCCTTTAAAACTAAATACAGCGGTGTTACCTCATGGCATGAAAGATTACAAAGAGAAGCAGTAAATAAGAAAAAAGTAACTCTTCCATCTGGGAGAGAATACAGCTTTCCTAACGCAAAGTTTAACAGGTTTGGTGTTGCAACAGGTGCAACAGCTATCAAAAACTATCCTGTACAGGGGTTTGCTACTGCGGATATTCTTCCTCTTTCATTAATTAATCTACATAAAAAACTTGACAATTATAAAAGTGTTGTTATAAATACGGTTCACGACTCTATTGTTGTTGATGTTCATCCAAAAGAAAAAGATGAAATAATACAGCTACTAAGAGATTCTATGTTATCAATTAAAGATGAATGTTCTAAACGTTATTTAATTGATTTTGATATGCCTATTGACATAGAATTAAAAATAGGCTATGATTGGTTAAATCTGAAGGAGATTTAAAAACCTATGACTGATACAAACTTAACAACTGTTGAAGATTTAAATAGTATAAGCACAGAAAATCTTGCTGCCATGATGGGCCAAGTAGGTTTGGGTAAACCAGTAAACGCAGGTATACCTAGGCTTGCCATTGAACAGATGGCAGAAAATGATGAAGGTGAGCGTTTACCAAAAGGTAACATCAGGTTACGTGTTGATGGCGTTGACTATTACTTTGATAAAGATCCTCTTGTGCGTTTATATGCAAGGTATTTTGCTTACGATGCGTTTAATGCAGAGAACCCCAAAGAAAGTCCAAGAACAGTGATGAAGCCATCGCTGAAGGATGACTTTCCTGACTCAAAGGGGGGAAACAAGTGTGGCAAACTTTCTGCACAGGAAGTCGATGCTTTACCTAAAGACTCTAGTTTACTAGCGGCACAAAAAGCGATTAAATGTACACAAATAGTTTATGGCTATGTGCATAGCGGAACTGCAAAAACTATTGAAGGTCAAGAACAGGACATGAGTGGTACACCTTTTGTATGGTCTGTGCGTGGCTCTGCTTTTCAACCTATATGGAATTACATAGGTAAACTTGGACAAAAGACTATAATGTTTTCAAGAGTTATTGAAATTAAGACCAAGCGTAATAAGATGGGTTCAGTAACTTATTTTACACCAGAACTTGAAGACATAGAAACTTTGCCTCTTAATGATGATGATGTTGGGCGTATCAATACGATTATGGAAGATATTAAGAAGTATAATGATCGTATTGTTTCACAACATAAGGAGCATTTAAAAGATAAATTAACTTCTTCTGAATTTGATGTTAGTGACAGTTTGGAAGTTGCCTAGTGTCTTTACTTTTAAATCAAGTAAAGATATTTCTTGAGTCTGCGGCAAGGGGGAAGTCTAAAGGGATTTCCCCCGAACTCATACATGAATTTAAAGAGTCGTGCGGTCAAGCACTTGAAAAACAATTTAATCAAGAGAATGTAAAAAGAATACGTATGTCTGCGTTGGGCAAGCCTTTGTGCCAACAACAGATGGACATAAACTCTGATGCAGAGGAAGAAGTAGATTATACTCTGCTTATGAAGTTTCTCATGGGAGACTTGCTTGAAGCGTTAGCTATAGCGATTATGAAGTCTGCTGGTGTTAACATAGAAAGTGAACAAGAGTCTGTAAATATTAAATTTAGTAAGGATGGAAAAAAGTTTGATAAAGTAACTGGCACTTATGATGTGAAGATTGATGGTAAAGTTTATGATATTAAAACTGCATCACCTGCCGCATTTAACACAAAGTTTAGTAGCTTTGGTGGGTATACAAAAATAAAAGAGGATGATCCTTTTGGGTATATAATGCAAGGGTATCTTTACTCGGAAGCGTCTGGCAGTCCTTTTGGGGGATGGATAGCGATAAATAAAGCTACAGGTGAATGGTCTGTATGCGAAACACCTGACATTACAGACAAAGATAAACAGGAAGCTCTTGATCTAGCAAAAAGTAATTTGTATAAGTTGTTAGATAAAAAACCATTTAAAAAATGTTTTAAGGATACAGTTGAAGTTGTTAAAAAACAAGGGCAACAAATAACTACAGGAAACAAACTTCTGCCTAAAAACTGTTCCTATTGTGGTTACAGAAAACATTGCTGGCCTAAATCGTCTTATGAAAGAAAGCCTTCCATACGAGAAGACTCCAAGGCCCACGCTTGGTACTCAGACTACATAACATCGGATCTATAATATGCCATTGTATTTAACAGATAGAATATCTGAATTTGATATTGAACAAAATGATAGTGCTTATTTTGTATACTTTGATTCAATACGTCGAGATAACAACAATGTTGCTACTCTTAGACTAAGAGATAAACATAACGGTGTGCCTATAGTCTATAGACATAATATGTCTGAAAATGGAAACTGGTCTTTGGATAAATTTAAACTTGGTCAAGGCGACGTTGAACCTTCTATAGAGTTCAATAATTGTTTGGCTAAATTTAGTTCGCTTATATTGGAGAATAAACTTGTTGTGTTTCCTATGCACTCTTTTAATGTTATATTACATGGAATGTATTCGGATGTCAGTAATATATATAGAAAAGAAATAGAAAAAATTATTTCAAAATCATTAGCAAAGAAAGACTTTGTAAGTCATGCGTTATCGTTCAAGATTTGAAGCAGAAATAGCGAGAGCTTTATACGATAGAAATATAGACTTTACATATGAACCAGATAAGATACCCTATCAACCAAAACCTAAAGTGTATATTCCAGATTTTTATGTTCCTGATAATAATTTTTACATTGAAGTTAAGGGAAGACTTTTTAGATCAGACAGAGTAAAACATACTTTAATAAAAGAGCAACACCCAGATTTAGAGGTAAAATTTCTTTTTCAAAATGCCAACCAAAAAATTTATAAAGGTTCTAAAACTACTTACGCTGATTGGGCCGTTAAAAACGGTTTTGAATGGTCAGAGAGAGCAATACGAAAGGAATGGTTTAATGGAAGATGATGAAAACAAAATAGTACCCCTGTTTGAAGACGAACAAAGAAATATCGCTATGGAATCAATGCAACTTGCAGAAGATAGGCTGTATATAGTTCTTCATGCCAAAGATGATGACAACGTGTCTTTACGAATGTACGACACAACAGATAGCGAAGACGTAACAGGGGCGCACGTTCTTCTTCATGGCTTGATGTACTTACTTGACAATAAATATGATGAAGTTGTAAACTATGGGCATGAAGCAATAGTAGAAAGTCTTGCGTATTTTGAAGAAGAAGAAGAAGATTTTAATGTTAAAAATATATCGGACAATGTAGTGAGTGTAAAATTTAGTAAGGATAATTAAATGCCAAACGATTACCATTATCTTGAGCGAGAAGATAGAGATACGTACATAGTGAGAAGAATGAGAGAAGAGAAAAACAAAACTTTAGAAAGTCAAGTTGGGGGAGATCACTATAAGAAATGTTCCATACAACCTGTAGAATACATTCACGCAAATGATTTAGATTATTTTGAGGGTAATGTTATTAAGTACATTACTAGACACAGAGCAAAGGGAGAAGGTCGTAAAGACGTAGAAAAAGCTATTCACTATGCTCAATTAATATTAGCACTACATTATAATGAGGGGGAAGTAAAAAATGGCTAATAATTATTTACCTACTTTGTATCAAGAGTTTATACATCTGTCACGTTACTCACGTTGGTTAAATGAGGAAGAGCGTAGAGAAACATGGCCCGAAACAGTAGGAAGATATTTTACTTTTTTTGAAGAACATTTAAAAGAATTACATGACTATAATATTCCGAGTAAAACACTAAAAGAACTTGAAGAGGCCGTATTATCATTAAAAGTAATGCCCTCTATGCGGTGTTTAATGTCTGCTGGAGAAGCTCTCAAGCGAGAGAACATAGCAGGTTACAACTGTTCTTATGTGGCTATTGATCGTGTTCAAGCTTTTGATGAGGTCTTATATATACTTATGAATGGAACTGGTGTTGGTTTTAGTGTAGAACGGCAGTTTGTTTCCAAGCTACCAGAAGTAGCAGAAGAGTTTCATCATTCTGATTCTGTTATACCTGTACCTGATAGCAAAATGGGCTGGGCAAAAGCACTAAAGGAACTTATAGGTATGCTATATGTGGGGCAAATACCTAAGTGGGATATGTCAAAGGTACGTCCAGCAGGTGCGCCTCTTAAAGTTTTTGGCGGTAGAGCTTCTGGGCCAGAGCCATTGGAGTCTTTGTTTGAATTTTGTGTACAGATATTTCAAGGTGCCGCAGGGCGTAAACTTAATTCTATAGAGTGTCACGATATTGTGTGTAAGATAGGGGAGATCGTTGTAGTCGGTGGTGTACGTAGGTCTGCATTGATTAGCTTATCCAATCTATCTGATGACCGTATGCGCCATGCAAAAGCTGGGCAATGGTGGGAAGCTAATCCACAAAGAGCCTTGGCAAATAACTCTGCTTGTTATACAGAGAAGCCAGATATAGGTATTTTTATGGACGAGTGGAAAGCTCTCTATGATTCCAAGTCTGGTGAGCGTGGTATATTTAATCGTGAGTCTGCAATAAGAATGGCAAATAACAATGGTCGCAGAGAAACAAAGGGATGGGAGTTTGGTACTAATCCATGCTCAGAGATTATATTAAGAGATCGTGAGTTTTGTAATCTATCTGAAGTTGTTGTGAGATCTGATGATAGCCCTGCGTCTTTAAAAGATAAAGTGCGAATGGCCTCTATTCTTGGAACTTTGCAGTCAACGTTAACTAATTTTAAATACGTATCTAAAACATGGAAGAAGAACTGTGAAGAAGAAAGACTCCTTGGTGTTTCTCTTACAGGAATAATGGATTGTTCGCATACAAATGGCAAGTATTTAAATCGCGCTGAACTTGGCGAACTTTTAGAAACGTTAAAAGAGGTAGCAGTAGATACAAATAAAGAGTGGGCAAAGAAGATTGGCATACCCCAATCAGCGGCTGTAACTTGTGTCAAACCATCAGGCACTGTTAGTCAGCTTACGGATGCCGCCTCTGGTATTCACGCAAGACATAATCCTTTTTATATACGCACAGTAAGAGGAGATAAGAAAGATCCTCTAACAAAGATGATGACAGAGTGCGGTTTTCCTGTAGAGAATGACGTTATGAAACCAGACCATACCTCTGTATTTTCATTTCCTATGAAGGTAGGTAGGGGCGCAGTATTTCGCACAGATATGTCTGCTATTGAGCAACTAGAGCTATGGCTTATATATCAGAAACATTGGTGCGAACATAAACCATCTGTAACAATCTCTGTCAAAGAACATGAATGGATTGATGTAGGAGCGTGGGTATACAAACACTTTGAGTACATGAGTGGTGTATCTTTTTTACCTTTTAGCGAACATACTTATCAACAGGCACCCTATCAAGATTGCTCTGAGACTGAATACAGAGAACTTCTTAGAAAAATGCCAAAGAATGTTGATTGGAGTAAATTATCTGAATGGGAAAGCGTAGATATGACAACTTCTGCACAAGAGTTGGCGTGTACAGCAGGTGCTTGTGAAATAGTGGATATAGTATCATGATAGAAGTTTCTGTAGATCCTAAAGTAATAGAGCTATCAAAATCAAGAGCAATAAAGATGGGTGTAATAAATAACTCTATCATGCAAGGTGATGGATCTATAGCAGGTTTTGTAGGAGAGTATGTAACCGCAGATATACTTAACGGTGAGGTTATGGATACATACGATTATGATATACTGTTACGTAATTATGACACAGTAGATGTAAAGACTAAACGTGTCTCTTCAGCACCTAAAGATTATTATTCTTGTTCTGTTGCAAACTATAACACCAAGCAAAAATGTAACTACTATGCTTTTACAAGAGTTCTTAATAATATGAGCAAAGCGTGGTACTTAGGAAAAATACATAGAGAGAGGTTTTACGACATAGCAACCTTTCATAAAAAAGGAGATGTTGATCCAGATAACAGTTTTATTTTTAGAGCAGACTGTTATAATATACCTATCAGGGAACTAGAGTAATGAGTAGTAAAAACAACATAGCACTTTTATATCAATTCAAAGTCAGTTTAAATACAAATGGAGAACTTGTTGTAGATTGGCAAGGCCCACCATCATCACATGATGTAATAAACGCATTTGATGAGTGGAATGAAGATTACGAACAGACAAAAAAAATAGCCTCGCTGTGCGATCACTTGCGAGACTATAGTAATTTTCAGTATGATGAGATTAGAAAGCTACTTTCTACCTAAAAAATAGCGATATCGACGCTAGGTGGGGTAGAAGGCCCATACAGAAGAAAGTGGTTCTTTTGTAGGGTAAGGGTGCCAAGACATAAGAGATAGATACTCTACAGGGCTGTATGGCCCTGTTTTTTTTTAAATTACTTGGCGTTTTCGTTATTTATAGCTTTTTCGTAGTATATTATGATTTGTTTTTGTTGTTCTATGTATCTTTTGATCTCAGACATATTAAGCGCAAGATTTTCATAATCTCTTACACTTATTGCGTAGAATAAAAAGCTTCCTACATCTTTTTGATATTTTGTTTTAAATTTTTCAAAGTTTTCTTCTGTAACTACATAGAACTGTATGTCTGTCATATCGACAGGACGAGGGCGTGATTGTACAGGAATCTTTCTCTGTACTTCTATCGTGCTTACTTTTAGTTCTTTAGTTTTTTTCCAAAAGGTACAGCCACTATTTAGAATCAGGAGTGGTAATACGCTCAAGGCTATTAAGTAATTTCTTAGTGCCATTGTTTATCTTCTTTTCTACTAAATCGGGTTTCTGTTGACTTAACCTTGTCAGGTCATGTTTTCTAAGTGCGCCTATCAATTTGTTTCTATACTTATTAGCTATCTCTAGCTTATTGTGAAGCCCTCTATTTAGTTTTTCAAATTTTTTTCTATCTTTTACCATAGTTTTAATAGTATGGTCTTGTTGTTGTTTTGCTGTTTCTAACTTAGCATTGTTCTTTGTAAGTATGTCAATACGTTCTTGAGTATCCTTATAGTAATAATATCCACCATAAGCGACAGATCCTACAAATCCTAAAACCATAATTAACATGTATACTTTTAACATGCTACTTACCTTTTGACATATAGGCAGTCATACCCATGTAAGCTCCCACAACTCCTGCCATTCCTATATAAAAAGTTGCAAAGAGTGATCCAAGTGCAGTTATTCTTGAGTCAGGAAAGATAGGAAGAAATACAACAGCAGTAAAGACTATCATAACGATAAGGGATAACCATGCCATGCGACGTTGGGCATCCATTTTCTCTGCATTTTCTATTGCTTCCATAGCGGCTAATTCTGTATCACTAACCACTCCATCCCCATCAAGGTCTAGTTCAGAGTATTTACTATCTTTTTGTAATTTTTTTTGTCGGGCCATGTTTCACCTATTTTTATTTAAGTCTTGCTTTTTCTAAATCTTTCATTTGTCGGTCTGTTTTTTCCTTTTGTTCTATTCTTTCATGGTATGCTAAACCATTTATGAGAGTAGTAAAAATATTCGATCTGTATTTTCTTAATTCGGCTCCATCACTTTCAAGTATGGCAATTACTGCGTCTGTTACTTTTGGATTTTGCAATATTTCAGAAAGTGCTTGTGCTTTTTTCTTTCTAAGACCAAGTAAGGCAACTTCTGTTGCCACGTATTTCGGACTAATTATTCCACGAGATATGCTGTAAGCACGAGATAACAGTGACTCTACTGATAGCCCTCTTGGAACTGTATATTTTCCTGCCGCTGGTAATAGGGCGTTTTTTGGATCTCTGTTTATTACTCTGAGATACTCAGCCATTCTTTTTATAGTGTTATATTTTTCCCCTGTAATTTTTTCTAAGACTTCCTTATTTTCAACAACTAATTTAAACAACTTCTCGTAGTCGAAATTTCTTATTACTTCTCCTGCTGTAGAAGTATCTACAAACTCTCCGTATGAAGCTTTAGAAAGTGCTTCTATAGTAATATCAGAGAATAGATCTCCAGCTTCTTTTTCTGATATATTTAAAGCTTTTGCTATATTGGGTATGACTCCCTCTACTCTAGTAGAAGCTAAATCGTCCTCTACAAAAAATTTTAAAAACCCTTCAAAACTTTCTGCTTTTCTACTGGCCCCTCCTAGACCAGTATAATCTATTGCAGCTTCTAAAGCCTTTTGTCTATTATTAAATAGAGTATTGTTTTTTGATTTAGAAATTTTAATTTCCTTATTAAGATTTTCAATTCTCCTCTTTCTAAGGCTACCTCTTCCTATGTATCTTTCAATATTTCGGTTATAGTTAGTAAGATGTTCTAAATCAATAAAGCCTTCACTTTCTAAAATTTTTATAGATGGGCTATTTATTATTTTAGGAACTATATTTCCTCGTAATCTTTTTCTTCCCTCTTCAACCGTTCTTTCTACAGCCCCTTCTTTTTTTGCAAGTCGAGCAGCTTGTTGTATGGCTGGTTGATCTCCAATGTGCCTATATAAAAGACTTTGTATCAAAACTCTTACTTGCTCAAGTGATTCTTCATCTCTTATCTCGTATATAGCTTCTCCTAATGTATCTCTACCTGTGTATTCTCCGAAAGTTCTTTTGATAGATTTAATTATATCCGCTGCATCTTGAGAGGTTCCTTCAAAAAGTTTATTTGAATTTAACCATTTTACAGGTTCCTTTACAAAATCTTTGGCAAAAATTTTTGAAAGATCATATCCAATAGGATTTACTTCTTTATTTTTATACCGAGCAACAACATTGTTTAACCAATAATCTTTTGCCTCTTTTATTTGTTCTCTTACTGACTCTTCTAAATTTTTATCTGCATCTATTTTAAATTTTTTTATTAATGATTCTGCCAAAGTTCCTAATTTAAATGATTGTGTTCCATCAGTTGTTGATGCTGAAGATCTTAAAAAAGAAGAAGACATACGTTGTATATCTATTGGTTTTACTGTTACTTTTAGTGCGTTTGATGCATTTTCATTTATATCTTTTGAAAATTCTTTTAATAAAATTAATACATCAAAATCAGTTATTATTTCGTCATCTCCCCTAGCCCTTTGAAAAAATCGTTTAAAAACATTAAACGTGTTGAGGGGTGGCCCTTCTGCGTCAATCTCTTCAAAAAGTTTAGAGTCTAGTTCTTTCATTTCAGCAAGCAAATCTTTTCTAAAACTTGGATTGGCCCTTAATACTTGTCCTATATTAGTTGTAGCTTCTACATTTGCAAACGCTTGTAAAATAAACGCATTAGGAGTAATGGTAGAACCAAGTCTTGCCCTTAATTTTCCTGTGCGACCTTTAACTATAGTTTTACTGTAAACTTCTCCAGCTTCACCTGCTGTTGCGTACAAACCTTGAAGCCAATCTGTAATATCCAATCTTACGTCTTTATCTTGTAGGGCTGTAAATTTTTCGCTTCCATCGCGGTGAAAAGTTGCCTGTTTCTTTTGCGCTGCCCTAGCAAAGTTTCTTCCTGCATTTTCAGCGTCTATTTGGTATTGTTCAGGTTTAAAATATTGTGCTAATAAAGTTTTTACATCGCTTTCAGCTTCAACATCACCTTTTCTTACTTGTTGAACTAATTCTTTTGCTTGTTCACCAAATCCTCTTACACCTGTTTCTAATTCTTCTCTTCCTGCTTCTGCCCCTTTTCTTTTCATAAAATTACTACTCATAATTCTTTCTATAAGTTCAATAATTTTTTCCGACGCATTTTCATCGGGATTTATACTAGGATCAGCAATTATACGCATAATATCATTAATAGTTTCGTCGATGTTTGCTCGACCTTGTGAAATTGCAGTTGTCTCAGTTTCGGTAAAACTTCTCATGGCTGTTACAAACGTGTTAAGCTTTTCACTTTTAACACCTGCCTTTTCTGCAGAGCTTGATAGAGTATCTATAAGAGTTCTAAATCCTTTTATCTGTTCTATCATAAGATCTTCATTGTTTAACGTATCTATTAACGTTTTACTTAATTTAGAAAAATCTTTAGATAAAGATTGATTTGTTGTTCCTGCATTTGCTAAAGTTTCTCTCATTATCATAAGAGGTACAAGTCCAGTAGCCTTGTCTATGGTAGTTTTAAGTAGTTCCTCATTTACTCCAGCCGCAGATAAATCAGATCTTATTTCACCAACATATTTTATTTGACCATATACAGCCGCCCTTTGGTCTTCAGGTAAACTCCTTATGAAAAAGGCAAAGTCTTCTGCAGCTTTTCTTGCTTCTTTACTAAGTCCTGTCAGCGCACCTGCTGGTATTTTACCACTTGCAACCATTCTCTCAACTTGGTCATCAGAAAGTTTTCCTATTGTTTGCCCTAAATCTGCAAAGAGAGTAGACGCTTGTTGTATTCCTCGTTTTCCAAGTTTTAATGCTCCTTCAAATAAAACTAAAGAACTAAAACCTCCTCCGAGTGCGCCAAATAACGCCCCTACTTCATTGCCATATATTCTTTCCCCTATATTTGCCCCTATCGCTGCACCAACCTCTGTAAGAGGAATAGCTATTAATTCTTTTGGCATTGCGTTTATTCTTCTTTGTCTCGCAATAGTTAAAGCACGTTGTTCTCTTTGGAACATTTGATTATCTTTAAATCTATCTCTAGCAACCTTTTTTCTTTTTCTTAAATAGTCAACTTTTTTATCTAATGGAGATGTGCTTCTTAATAAATCATATGACTTATTGTCCAACCACCTTTTTTGTTGTGCATTTCTATATAGCCTCTGCGCTCTAAGTGGCCCCCTAAAACTACCAAGAAAAGAATATACCTTTTTTTCTGCCAGATATCTTGATGCCTGATTTATCTGGTCTTCCGTAGCATTTAATGTGTTGATACCTTTCTTTTTTTGTTTATCAAATAAAAATTCTAAAGCATCATCAACTTGTTTTACCATATTTTTAGAATTTCTAAATGCAAATTTTAAACCAGCAGCAGTAAATCCAGCTACTTCTGGAATAGTTCGCATAACTTGTTCAACTATAGTTGCATTGGGCCTTATATACTTTGTTAAAGCTTCTGCCTCTCTTCTTGAGATAACTTCTGTTTTATCAGAATAATTGTCTAGGACATCCTTAACAAAGCTAGATTTAGATCTAATTTCAGGTGTATCTGAATATATTTTAAATGTTGTTTTAAGAAACGCCTCAAGTTGTGGGTTTATATATTCATTGTCTTCTGCCTTTTTTACCATTTCAGCATAATATTTTGAATATTTTTCGGGGTCTTTTCCAGAAATAGAATTAATATCCATACCAAAAGGTTGCAGAGCAGTATTAACAACTGCAGCAACGTTGTTAACAAAAAATGATCCTAGATCGTATAGTCCTGCAGATATATTCATTTTCTCTGTAGGACTAAGGAGCAAATCAGTTACAGAAGGAATACCTGTAGTTGTTTTTATTAAACTTTCACCATAAGCTCCTTTAATGGCTTCTTCTACTTCTCTTGTTCTTCTTGTTAAAATTCCCTTTGTAGGAAAAGAAGTAACTCCTCCTGTTTGTTCTAATCGCTCTCTATCTGCTCTTAATAAACTTTCTGACACATCACTTTTTAAAAGTTCTTCAGTAGATTTAAACCCAGTACCCAAAGATAAATCAAGATTTTTATTTTGATTTGTTCTTGCATCTTCTACCTCTTGTGGAGAGTATGTTATTGGCATTATTTTTTCCTTGGTTCAGTTGGTGGTATTTATTGCTGTATCTCTATCTTTTTCATATTGACTAGCATCAAATGATTGCGTAAACAATTTTCTAATTCCATCTGTTATGGAATTAGATTTTTTTGCGTCTGTGTTAACTTTAGCAGGTTCATTGCTAACACCTGCCTTTTTTCCAAATGATATTTTAGGCAGCTTATTTCCTTGAACTAGTTCACTAGAGAAACCATAAGTTATAGGAACAGTCTCTCCACTCATAAGATCAAAAGCAAACTTTCCACGTATATTTTTTCTAATTCTCTCTCTTTCTTCGTCAGTCCTAGCCGCTACGTATTCTTGAATCAGTGGAGCATTTACAACATATAGTCTATCATTGTCTCTGATAATTCCTAAAGTTCTAGAATCTCCTGCTTCTAATTTTATATCCCTTTCAATAAATGCGTTTAGAGCTACATTATTATATTTAATTACACCCGACGCATATTTATATTTATCACCAGATTTATTTATTGTATTAAATCCTCGCGCAGTTGCTGCTGTTAGCCTGTCTAAAAGAAAAGGTCTGCTGTAAGTATTAAAAGTAGAACCGTAAACCGTATTTAAAGGTTGATTTTTAAATTTATCTTGAAATTTTCTATTGACAGTTTTAACAAAATGATCGACTACTCCATCACTACCACCTTTGTAATTTTGAAGTAGGTCTGATACTTTTAAATAGCTGGTAAATAAACCAGCATTAGCATTTGGCCCTAGTGCATTAGGAGTAAAAAATTGACCTCTTGTTAATGCCCTTTCAATAAAATCTTTTACTAATTCTAATTTAGCTAATTTTTGTTCTTTGTTTATAGTATCGCCACCAAATATTGATAAAGTTCTTGATACGTCTTGATCTGATATAGTTCTACCGCCTGTTCCACCCTGTAAAATAGCTGTTAATTGATAAGCTAGTGTCATTTCTAACGCTTCTCTTCTTGCAGCCGCTATTTCCTGTTGTTCAGATCGGGTTCTAACTCTTTTTTTTGCAAGCTCTTCTGCCTTCATATAGCGTTCTTTAATATTTTTAACTTTCGATACAAGCTTTGAGCCGTGGTCAAAAAACCCTCCGCCAGTAGCTGTAACTATATTAAACATTTGTGTTGCTGCACCTTTTATAAAACTAGGAAGCGCACCTCTCATAACTATTAAATTATTAATAATTCCAGATCCTTCTCCTGTTTCATTAACTGCACCAATAAGTCTTGTTAATGTAAAATTTGCACTTTCAGCAGCTTGGTATTGGTTATTTAACTCTTCTATTTTTTTTCTTTGGGTTGAATTATTTTTTAAATATGCCTCATAAGTAAGGGGGTCAGGAGGGTAACCGGGAGTACTATTGGGTAAAGTAGTATTTTGTTTAGCGTATATTCTAACCAGCTTAATGATATCATTTTTTTTAATACGCCCTTGCTCATCTACAAAACCATGTTCACGATTAAATAACCATTTTCTTGCTTCTTCTTTCATTGTATCATCAGGTATAGCTTTTCCAGATATAAGTTTTACAAAAGGGCTATTAGCAGCAGACCAGTATTTGTTATTTCCTTCATTATTTTCTTGCTCCGGGTTCCAATCGCTTCCTATAAGGGACGTTAAGTTTGCTATATTTTTTTCAGGAGATATAACAGTAGTCATGCTTGTAGGTCTTGTAGAAGCATACACATTTGCTGCTAATTTCACAGCTTTAT